GTGCGCGAATCAGGCTGTGCCAAATGCACAGGACCACGCCAGATAACGTTAGCCATTATTTGGCCTCCTGATCAGCGGAGTTCAGGCTGTAGCCTTCGAACTCGTCTTTTACGTTGGTTGCTGGTGCGCCAGATACGAGGCCGGCAGCGGTTTGAACGCTAGCGAACATTGCTTCCAGAGCTTCGCCATTCAGCGCATTAGCAACTACTTCGCCATGCACTTTGGCTACTGCGGCGCGCTTGTCTTTCAGGCCGGCTTCGGCATTGGCAGTAATGGCGGCATTTGCAGCCAACACATCTGCCTTGAGTTTTACGTTTTCGGCCTGCACAGTAGCGAGGGAAGCATTAGTAGCCTCAAGCGCTTTGTCTACGATGGCCTGAACTGCTTCAGGAGTCATATCTACTTCCTCAATTACATTTGCCTGTACAGGCGGTTTAGGTTTGGTACTGAACAATTGTACCATGGCCTTTAAGTTGGCCATGAGCGTATTGGTTTTCACCTTATAAGACGTTTCCGCAACTACTGTACGAGCCTCGCCAGTTAGAATCGGATTGTCGCCTTCAAAGTGGTAGTCGATTGAATACATGCCTTCTGGAGTGCAGTACACAAGCGCTCGATCATCGAAGTCTTGCACGTATGCGTAAGAGTCAGATGTTGCGAATCGCTCTTTTACTGCCTCGCTCAAGATGGCAAGTTTCTCGCCGTATGAGTCGTCTAGGGCGTCTTCGTTGACGGTTGGCAGCACAGAGTTAATCACCGACTCGCAGTTAACCGCGATTGCAACCTCATCACCTCCAGCGCCTTGCTCGTGGAACAGGATTGCCAGGTGGTCATAGGACTGCTGAGTGGCGATCCAGCTATACGACTTGCCGCGAGACTCGCCTTTAGCATTGACGCGAGCAGTCATCAGGCCGGTAGACATATGCACCGGATCTGGCTTAGCTGCACCGTTAACCTGATAATCCTCAGCCTTTCCAACCCAGTTAAGCAGCATTTCGCCATCTGGATGGGACTTGGCAACTCGCTCGTTGATCATCACGTCAGCGAAGTACTCTTCGCCAGCCTGTCGCACGTTCTGAGCGTGTACGCCACCGTAGTGCTTTCCTAGTGCTACAGCAACATCCGCGCTGTCTAGCGAGCTGATAGCGACGTATTGGCCGTTGACTTCCGGATGACCGAATGGCATGACGCGGCCATCCATTGAGGCATAACCCTTGGCATTCTCAGACGAAGAGTACAGGCCATCGTTTAAAACAATGTTGTCCTTCATCCACAGCACATTCTTGATAACCGCGTACTTCTCTCCGGCCACCTCCGTGCGCTCAATCTTGATCGAGTCAGCGTTAACCGCCGACAGGATATTTACACGAGTCTTTTTCATTTAGATAGTCTCGACGCTAATTTCTTCAGCGCCGATGCCTTCGCCGACACCGATAATAAAGCCTTCGTATTCTTCAAGCATATGCAAGCCTCCAATAGATAGCCGATAGTTTATCACGGGCAAAAGAAACCCCGCCGAAGCAGGGTCTTTTGTGTGGATGGATGGGTTATGGGCGGCTGTGGAATTCGAACTGATTAGCAAGCCAGCCGTTTGCGGCGCCTTTATCGTCAAATAAGACACTGACTCGACCGCAACCAAGGGTCTCGCCTACAGAAGTCACTGTATATTGGCGAACTTTTGTAAATTGCCGATTATAGTCGACCTTGCACGTAACAAGATCGCCTGACTCCCACTTGCGATAGTCTTCAACGCCTACCACGCGCACATCAGAAATACCCATAACCGCAGCTATAGCCGGAAGCAGCGCAAACCCTTCCATAGCAAGACGGTTAATCAGCGCCTCACGCTCACGGGTGAATTCCTCGATGTAGGCGTCTAGTTCGTTGATTGTATCCCGCCACTTGATCGGGCCGTCGATTTGGTCGGTCTTGGCTTCCAAGGTAAATACTCCTGATGGGAATTCGATGTCGTATTCGATTGCGTTTACAGCCTCACCAATTGGCGCGCAAGGAAATGGCCCGCGATACTCTACCTCCTCCGCTTGTGGCTGGCTGATTACTCGGTATTGCATGATGTTGGCGTAGGTGTCGCAGTCAGAATGATTCCACAAGAATGCGCACGCCTTTGCTTCTTGGGTGTCTCCATCGCGCAACTTTACCTCTACGCGCACATCATCCGCTACCGGCTGCTTGCCCCCTCGATGCCGCTTCCACTCGCCACCCTTCTGACGGTCGCGTTCGGCTTGCCATTGGGCGCGGGTAACTTTTGTTTCCTTGAAGTCATCCGATACGCTGAGATTCTCGCCATATCGCGCCTGATCATAATTCATAGAGATTGATGCTGCACCGATAGCCCACTGGCCCCATTCTTCTTTCCATTTTGGCTCGCCGGCTTTAACAAAATAAATATTTCCGTCAGCGTCCTGCATAGCATATTTCGATTTTTCATGCCATTCGGCAATCTCAGTCGCCAACAATTCAACCAATTTCATCCTAACCACCCTCAATTTAAAGTAAGAATCAGCGATGCTTGATGTCGCCAGAAACAGTTTTAACGCTGCCACCAATAGCGCCGCACTTGATATCGCCAGAGACTGTCTGTGCAGAACCAGTTACGTCTAGGCAGTGAATGCTGCCGCTGACAGTCTTGGCATTTCCGCATGTGCCGTTAATGGTTACGTCGCCGCTAGTGTTTTCCAGCGACTCACAAGAGCCATGCACAACAATGGATATGTCTCCGACAAGCTCGCCGTCCTGAGTCACGCCATCAACCACAACCTTATTGCCATTGATCGAAATGCTGCGACCAACGAAATCGCGACCATCAATCGTAATCTTGCCGCCACTCATCTTTAGATTCATTGCTGCTTACCCCCATTTAAAGTCCACAAACCTTAGCCCAACCGCACCGCACAAGCAAGGGTATAATGGAAATAATTTATGGAGTCCATTTTATGACTGTGAAACGCACGCCTGCTTTAGATTTGGCGCTTAACTCGGCACTGAGCGAGCGGCAGGCTGTTGCAAGTCGCCAGTCGCTGCTGAGTGGTGGGATTGATAACAAGCGGCCTGATGCCTGGTGCAGCTACGGCTACAAGGACGCTCTGTGCTTCAATGACTACTATCGCCTGTTCGAGCGCGGCGGCATTGCTCACGGCGCAGTGATGACGCTTAACGAGCATTGCTGGTCCAGTGATCCCGAAGTCATCGAGGGCGACGAAGAAGATCGGGCAGAAGCTCCGACTCCTTGGGAGAAACAATTCAAGAAGCTAGCCAAGCGCCTGAAACTGTGGGAGAAGTTCCGCGATGCCGATATGCGCCGCTTGGTTGGGCGTTATTCGTGCATTCTGCTGCAATTCAAGGATTCTAAGCAGTGGGATCAGCCGGTTGTTCGCGCCTCCGAGCAGCAGTTGATTAATCTTATTCCTGCATGGGAAGCGCAAATTCGCGTTTCGGCATGGTTCGATGATCCGCTAGCCGCAAACTTTGGGCAGCCAAAGGAGTTCATCTACTCCGAAAATGCCCTGAATGACAACTTCACCGCTGAACCCGGCCGAATTGTTACCGTCCACCCTGATCGAGTTGTCGTAATCGGCGACATGCGCAACGGCATTCCATTCCTGAAGGCAGGCTTCAATGACTGCGTGAACATGGAGAAGGTTCTAGGTGGCTCTGGCGAATCGTTCCTGAAGAATGCCAGCCGTCAATTGGCGATCAACTTCGACAAGGAAGTGGATCTAGACGCCATCGCCCGCGCACACGGGGTAGCCACTGGAGAGCTTCAGGAGATCTTTGACGAAGTAACACGCGGCATGAACCGTGGGCAGGACCAGACGGTAATCACTAAGGGCGCGTCTGTAACTCCTTTGGTGGCGAATGTTCCTGATCCAGTGCCGGCCTTCGATGTATCGCTGCAATCCTTCTGCGCCTCTATCCGTATTCCCTCCAAGATCATTGTTGGCAATCAAACTGGAGAACGTGCATCGACTGAGGACCAGAAGACGTTTAACAAGCGCTGCCAAGGTCGCCGGGTTAGCGTGCTGTCTTCGGATATCGAGACTTTCGTTGATCATCTGATGCGCCTGGGTGTCCTGCTGACTGTCGAGTTCTCGGTTTGCTGGGATGATCTGACTGAGGCTAGCAAGGATGAGAAGATGTCGATTGTCCAGAAGATGGCTGACGTGAACGCGAAAATGCTGTCTAGTGGTCAGCCAGTGTTTACTGCTGAAGAGATGCGCGAGGTTGGTGGCTATGACAACGATGTAGAGTTGCCGCCGCTGCCTGATGTGGCGCCGCCACCTGATCCGGCGAATCCAGCGCAATAAAAAAAGCCCCTTGATTGGGGCTTTGTTTTTACAGCATGTCTAGCGGATCATTCAGCTTGTACTTCCATTTTCCTAGTGCCTCAAGACAGATGCGCCTCTTCTCTGCTGTCAAGTGGTCGCCTGAGAACATCGGCAGCTCTCTATAAATCCTGATCAGCCGATAATCGCATTTCAGATATTCATGCCCGAGCGTTGCGTCGAAGTACCGGCCTTGATCGTCAAGATTTATATAGTGAAGCGTGCAGTCGTCATCATTGATGATCACGCATTCGACAATGGCGACACTATCACCTTGCGCGACCAGTGCCGACGAATTCATCTGACAGCGATTATTGAATAATGGCCTGAACCGATCATCTCGGAATATCTCCAGCTTCTTCGGATACGCCTTATCGCACCACTCCATTACCTGCTTTCTGAGCCGATCTTTAAGCATTTCATCCCTCCTGTTTGGCGTACAATCTACCCCAAGCCCAACGAATAGCGCAAGGATTATTTATGGCCGGCTCGCCCGTGCTTCCCCGCTCTCTTTCAGACCCGACCGGCCAAGACGCACGCGAAAGAAAATTCATGAAAGACTTCGACCGCCGAGTCACTGCGATTGGCAAAGAAGTCCTGCGCATCCTCGGCGAACAGAATTACACGGTAGTGACTCTGAATGCGCTTGAGGTAAATGCTACAACGTATCAATTCGAGCTTGACCAGGCGATCCTGGCTGGCATTAGTTCCGAGATTGAGAGGATCATTAATCTGATCATTCTGGAGGGTGGGGAGCAAGAACTTTGGAGCCTCCGCTCGTACGTGGAGCCATCCTATGTTCAGGGTACGGCTATGACGGCAGCCAACCTGACAGTTCAAAGCGAGCTGTATGCATTGAGCAGGCCGAGTCTTGACGCGATCATATTCAGTCCGCCGTATCGCAAGCGGATCAGTCTGCTAGCTGCTCGCGAGTTCGAGCTAATGCAGGGATTTGCCGGCACGCTAAAATCGGATCTTGCGCAGACGTTAACGCGAGGAATGATCGCCGGCCAGAATCCACGAGTGATCGCAAAGGATATTCAGGCGCGTACAGGGGTGAATAAGTCTCGCGCTGAGAGGATTGCGCGGACTGAAGTTACGAATGCGTTTCGACAGGCACGCATGGATGAGGCGCAAGATGCGCAGACTAGCTTGGGGATTAACTCGCGCTTAATGCATATTTCTGCACTGTCACCCTCGACCCGTCCCAGCCATCGAGCACGGCACTCAAAGATTTACAGTATTCAGGAAGAGAGAGACTGGTGGGCAATTACGCCGAACATGATCAACTGCAAGTGCTCGACCGTGGAAATATTGGTTGATGAGAAAGGCAATCCACTTTCGCCAGCAATCATAGAGCGAGCCAAGAGAAAGCTAGGCTAGCGTCCCTAGTCCCAGGACAAAGGACACTCTCTAGCACAAAAAGAAAGGCCCTTGTTTAGAGGGCCTTTTGTTTTACTGCTTATGAGGATAGAGAATCAAGAGTCTTGATCAGTTCATCGCGGCACCCATCAAAATAGTAATGGCCTATACGCTTAATGATCGCTTCCTTAGTTGTTTCTTCTGGCTGGAATTGTGTAGTTGTATCTCCACTGTAATCTTGCTCGGAAAGACCGTAGCACGAGCAATGACCGGCATTTACCTCGTACAGCTTGCCGTCTCGCACAAATAGAACGAACGCGCTACCTTCGTAATCCTCGTATGTGTAATCAGCAAGCAGGATTTCCGCGCCTTCGAGATCTGATTCGCTGATATTGAAGTCAGCCATCATTCCTTCAATACCGCTTTCAGCCCAGTCATTCAGATAAATACCCATCACACCCCCTCCCGCTTAAACCCAGCATCAACCAACCGAGCAGCAGTCACGCGGCAATCTACTTGTGCGATGTCCATTAGTTCGCGGATGGCGGTTTCGCGTGCGTCAGGCTCGGACTGGATTGGACGGAAGCAGTTTTCAACCAGTGCATGATATTCGTCAGTGCCATCGTCAGCCTTTACGCAATAAACAGCCACCTCTTCACCGTAGCTGCCAATCCTGTGAGCAAGGATTGATACACTCTTGCCTACGTGCTTAGCGTAAAACTTGTGCGGCTCTTTATCCCACACTTGCACAGTCATTCCAACCGGCGGCAACCCATCTTCCGGGCCTGACCACGCTTTCGGCTGTTTTTGGCGCTCGATCATTTCGCCACTGAAATCGTCGCCAATCCAAAGCCATTGGTTGTTCTGCCAGATAGCCCAAGTTTCGCCAGGGCATTGCTTAGCAAATAAGCCATTGGCAGACCATTGATGCGTTGCGCCCTCCGGAATGATTCTCATAACTTAACCCCGTCCGCGTCGAATGATTTGTGGTGCTTCTTTACCTGAGCCAGCATTTTCTTGAGCTCAGGAATTGATTTCTTCTCCGTGAACACATCGCACCGCCCGCTTAGGTAGCAAGTGTCGGCGTAGTAAACCCAGTCACTTGAACCTTTCAGCGCAATCCGAACGTCAACGGCGTGAATATGGCCGTGATAGTCAACGCATACATTGTAGTCGCCGTCACCAATTTCCATTGCTAGGCTCGCGATCTCATTCACCAGCGCCTTCTCTTTTTCAGTAGCCACTTTCCACCCTCCGTTTCAGTTGTGAGCCGAATATAGCGCGGGATTCGGCTCATGTCTAGTGTTCTCCGGAGAATCGTTACCTCCTGAGTCTGCGAGGCAGGAGAATGCCGCCTGTAGCCTGTTGCTCAATCAGCATTTCCGCTACAGCATCAAAGAGGGGATCGAGTTGGTCATCGTGCTTGTGCGAGTCATCAGCGCTGAAATCGGCCACTTCTGCCAGGAAAGGCAGCACCCAATCAGTCTTGGCTATCTGCTTCCCAGTGTGATCCGTAGTGCGCAAGATCGGATAGCCTTCTTCATTCAAGATGGCCGGAACGAACACACGCCCATTCTTGACGTAACTCTGAATATCCAGGCATCGCGATACCTTGTTGTTGTCAGGCCCGCGAGGGATAGCCTTGATCGGGATATGCTTCTTGTTGGTCAGCGTTTGAATCAGGCCGGTGCCGCTAGCCTTGTCCTCAATAGCCATGTGCCTGATATGCGCAAGATCCCACGACGACCATTCAGCCCATGCGTTCTGAGCAGTCGTGATCAGTTCGTCGGCATCCCACTTGCCGCGCCTAACGTCGATCAGGTAGGCGTTGTTATCGACGCCAAGCCCCCACAGCTCAAACACCGAATAGTCGTTCTGCTCGCCTTTCTTCTGAGCCGTATCCGCGTACACGGCTCGCCACTGCATTTGCGGCAACTGCTCGTATCGTTGCAGCCATGCCGAGTCCAGCAGGCCGCCAGTAAGCGCTTGAGGTCTCTGCATGTACTGAGACATGAACGTGTACTCATCTCGCTCCCAAAGCGACATGAGGTCGTTGACGTGTTCCATTTCCGGCCAATATGACCAGTAACGAACGCCTCCCTTCTCGACTGAATCAGTATCCTTTACCGTATCCCAGCACATTTGCCGATAGGGCTCAGGCAGAGTGGCGATGTAGTCCTCTGTAACCAGCGCGGGGATGGCTATATTCTTGAACTCGACACCCATGCCGCCAGCCATCATGAAGCCGGTAGCGTCGAACGTATGCAGCCGCTGCTGGATGGAGACGATAGGCGTAGGGTGTTCTTTCGACTTGTCACCACGACGAGACCGGAACGTGCCAGTCAGTCGCGCATTGCTGGCGTCACGCTTCGTATTCGAGAGCATGTCGTCAGGCTTATTCAAATCATCAAAGAGCAGGCAGCCAGAGAACTCCGGCCCGAAGTAGCCAGCACGACCGCCCGTGATCTGACCACCAGCGGACTTGCTAATGGTCTGCCCTACTGAGCGCCCTTTGTCGTCGATCAGCTCCCACTCTTCCGCCTGGTTAACACCAAAGACAGACGGCCACAACTCCTGATATTCCTTAGACGCAATAATGTCCCGTGTGCGTCTGGAGTTACGACGAACGAGCGAGTCAGCGTAGGAAACGTTCAGGTTTCGGAATCTGCGCAGCTTCTTGGACTGAACCTTTGTGTTGATGTAGGCCGGCAAGTGGATAGAGAAAAACTCTGTCTTCGTGCCGCCCGGTGGAATGTTGACGATAAGGTTTCCAGGCTTGAGCTTGCCGTTGATCAGGTCATCAATCGACGCTGCCATCATCTTGTGATGCCAGTTCACAAGCAGTCGATCGCCTTGTAGCAGCTCAAACCAGATGCGAGTGAAGTTAAGGAATGACTTCTCTGACTTCTGCTTGAGTATCAGGCGGTCAGCGAAATTCATATCCTCCCAGTCGAGCAGCTTATTAGTCGAGGTCATCGAGCTTGTTCCCTAGCTCTAGTTCGGCCTGCTTGTAGTCTGCGGGGGAGTAGTTGACGTGGGTTACGGTGCCTGTGCTGTTGACTTCTGATTTGTCAGTGAGCCCGAGGTCACGAATGATAATCGTCGAATTCATCAAGCCAGCAGCAGCGTTCTGGAATTTGTATTCGCTCATCCGGCCTTCGATCTCGATGCACACAAGATCGAATTCTTCGGACTTGCGGTAGTTTTGCCACGTGTGGCGATGAATACCAAGATGCGTACAGAGACTCACAATCGACGGAGCGCGAGGTTTAGGCACCTCGGCCATGATGATCGTGCCTTGAAAGTGGAACGGCTGAGCAGCGAGAAGAGGGTTAGCCTCGTTCCACTCTAGGTACTCTTCACACGCTACCATCAGATCTTCAGGCGTCTCAAAAGTCCTTGAGCGCCCTTTCCCTGTGACCTTATCGCCAGTGTGAACCATGGGTCTGTTTGCCATAAAAAAGCCTCCATATAGGAGGCTATCTTACCACGGAGGATCAGTCAGTCCGCTTATCCAGCAACCTTCCCATGTACTCACGGAACTTAATGACGCCAATGAAACCAACGAATGTGCCGATGAACACGCCTGAGTTTTCGGGCAGACCGAAGTAGGCGCTGACCATAGACAGCCCGGTAGCTAGGCAGGCACACAATGCACCCTCTAGGCCTACACGCTGCCAGCTCGTCTCTGATTTGTCATAGTAGACGCGGAGAACCGCAGTAATGATAGCTGCGCCGAATGCCTGAAGTGGTCCTGGCATGTTCGACAGCAGGTTAAACCAGCCGTTAGGGGAGTCAGGCATTTTATTTGGCTTCATGAGAGTCTGGGGTTTAAGGAATGTAAACATTGGAACAAGGATATCATTTTTGGTTCGGTAGCTTTTTGATATCACTTTTTGGCGGGCAATAAAAAGCCCTCGGTTAAGAGGGCTTGAGGTGGGCTGGGTTGGTTAGCGGTCGCGGGATTCAACTATGAACTGGACAATCGGAATTCCTGGGTTTTGAGCTTTTGCGAATTCGTAACCGCTCTTAACCGCAAATTCCATGTCAGGCGCCTGGTAGCTGAATTTGTGGTATGCGACACCACCAGCGTACTTGACACGCAAACTGTATTTATTCATCTCGTCTTGCTCCGTTGTTCGTTCCGATGAGCCAAATCTACGCCTGCCAGGATTGCGCGTCAACACCTTTCGCTAAAATAAAAACGCCCCGATTTGAGCATAACCATTTCTGGTCATAGGCTTGGGGCGTGTGTTGATCCGCGTGTGCGGGCTGCGACGGGTGAACTTCTCTAGACTCACCATGCTTTCTCGGTCTTATCCAGAAGCTAACAGAATTTCAGGTTCTGCGCTGGCATTGTCGCTGGATGGTTGCGACTTACGAGCCGCAAATCGAGCCCTAATAACGAGTGGCTAGGACGGCCTGCATTGGAACTAGGCGGGAGAATGATACCACGAGCGCGAAAACGCTAATATTCTGGCTGATTTGTGCGAAAAGTGCTGTTTAACTGGAATCGCAGGCAAAAAAAGACCCGGACGGTTCACGGGTCTTAAGGTATCGCTACGGAGGGGGACGCTGCGATTCGGTTAGTGATGCAATTGTACACTCTTTTTGTACATCGGGGCCACTTTTATTCGAAGCTCCAACTCGTGCTCCATGTCTGAATTCGAATAAACGAACTGACGAAGCTTGTCGCACGCCTCTTCATCCATCTTCAGCCCTGCACGAAACCGCTCATACCGCGCATACCCAAGCTCGCACATGGTCATCATCGCCATGGTGTTGATTTGTTCTAGGTCGTTGATTGTGGTCATGGCTCATTGCTCCAGCTAGGATTATGTTCCAGCTCCCATTGTAGCTGTTTGGCTTTACGAATCCATCCGGTCTTAGCGCGGCACGTTTGGCATGTGTACTGGAATTCTTTCCCTATATGTTTTGCATGACGGCCTGATCTTACTATGTGCCGCTCCATGTAAGAAGGGAAGTACGTGTGATGACCTCTCCACCAACATTTTAGCCATTTAATCACTTCTTCGCCCTCCACCAATACCAAGCGTCCATTGTGTAGCGGTACGGCCAGCATACGGACCAGACTGCCCATGCGCATAGCCATTCGTACCACTTGCCTTGCTCAGCGATCTTGTAGTGCCACACCAGCGGCCAGTAGCTGAAGAAGCCTACTGCTAGCCAGATTGCGATTAGGGTTGTCATGGGCGAGGTTCCAGTGCTTTACGCCAGTCTTCGGCTAGAGCGCCAACCGAAACGTCCAGATATTCCCACTCTTCCATCGGTTTGCCTTGATTCCAGCATTCAGCTTTGTCGCAGGCTACCGGCTCAATATTCCACCAGCTATACCATCCGTCTTTATCTTGCGCCAACCACTGAGCCCATTCAGGCGCATCTCTCCACTCTGGCTTGCTCTTGCTCATTTCAACACCCCCAACGAACGCTGAACTGCCATCGACTGCAACCACTCCAACTCATGCGCCTCAATCAGCGTAGTGTGCTTGAGGATCTTCTGCGTACTGGTTAGCGCCGTATGACTGCCGATTAGCTGGTACTCGCCGGATTCGTAGACGATGAATTGGCCGGCTTGTAGGCGGGTCGGCGATCCCATGGTCCAGCGCGGGATTACGTTGATCATTCTGGTTGCTCCCGGTAGAAGAATCCAAGTTCGTTTAGCAATTTCTCAGGATCGCAATCTGTAGCCTTGGCATCGATATCGCCAATCAGAAGAGTTACGAACTGTCGGCCTTTTGGTGCCTTAAACGTTCCAGTTACTCGATTAATTCCGTCGAATCCGACCTTTGCAAAGCTTTTCTGAAATGTAGCATCGCCGATAGACAACTCCATAACCACCTCCACTCGTTAATTTCAGCAAGATTAGACCTGCATTTTCAGCAGGTCAACCAATTATTTATCGAAAAAACTTGCCTGAAATGCAATGCAAAAGGGCTCTTTTACCGTTTGCGTACACAATACAATGCGTATGGTGCCAGGATGACGGCGAATCCTCGTTGTAGCCCATCTTGAGCTTGCTGGTCGTACCTACGCAATACGCGCCATCAATGATGGCTGGCGAGTGGCTATGGCCGGTTACAGTGCGCGCCCCGATGTTGCTAAACCCTTTCGTACTACCTCGTGCGCCGTTCGGACCTCGATGGCCATGAAATCCGAGTTCGATACCGTGGCGTGAGAACGATTCGCCAGGTCGAAGCCAGTGGATCGCATCAGGAGTCGATGCCAGCTTGTCAACCCAGTACTTGAACGGGTCAAGGTAAGATCCCTCGTGAATTGAACGGAGCATCGCGGCCTTTGTCTCGTGATAAACCAGTGCGTTCTCAAGATCTAGCGCGTTCTCGTACTTCGATAGGTATTGCGTGAAGTGTTCGTTATGGTTCGAGCCGACCATGACAATCTCAGGCGCCCACATTGAGATGCGGTCTAGGATCTTAGCTGTAACCTCAAGCTCCTTGAGAATGCTGTTCTGCTTGGTGACGTGCAGCTTGAAGCGCTCGAAGTAGCCTGAATGGTGCGAGGCCGACGAGAAGTCTAGTGCATCATGCAGGCATACTGACTTAGGCTTGAGAGCCACTGCAAGACGCTCTGTGGCGTCAAGCGCCTTGCTGTCTACCTGTCTAGCGTGTAGATCGCCCAAGACCAGCACAGACGCATCAGGAGCAGCCTCAACGCCGTGACGCGAGTACTTGGCGGTCAGATCAATGAATGAGCCGTCTCTCTCGCCCAATACGTGGCGAAGATGCGTGCCTTTGCGGTCAACCTCGACAATCACGGCGCCTAACGTGTGATGAAATTCACCTTTCTTGCCGGCATTGGTGTCTGAGTACTGCGGTACAGTGCAGGCGCCAGTAGTCATCACGAGCTTAGCGTCATCACCAACCATAGTCGGCACGGATTGAAGTGCGACCTTCGTGTGAGCCAGGATCGCTGAGTCTGTGCCTGATACCGTCAGCCAGCCTTGCAGTGGGTTGATAGCGGTGGGCTGAACCTTGATGTCTGCCAGCAATACAACGTCACGGCACAGCTTGGTGCGCTGGTTAACTATATGCGGAGTGAGTCGAGAGTCCCACCAATCATCCGGCGTTTCTTCCTTGCGCGTAGGGTTGCGATAGCGCATAGGCAGAACGATCAGCTTGGCGTTGTTATGCGCGCAGTAGGTGTGCAGCGAGGCTAGAAAGCCGTTATGTGCCTTTGTTGCATTGACTGCCGACGTAATGACGAACGTATCGTATTGGCCGTCGTCGTTTGCGCTCACCTGCACCGGATCAGCCTTCAGCCTTTCCTTCCAGCGCCGAACGGTGCGCTCGTTAATTCCAAGGTGGTCAGCTGCTTGCTGGTTCGTATATCCCTGGCTAATGCACCACTGAAGCTCTTGCATACCCTTCCCTCGAAGATCTTTGAAAATCCATTATGCAATAAAAAGGCCCTGAATTCGGGCCTTGGTTGAATTTTTATCGATGCTCGTTGTATTCGGTCATTTGGCTGCCCTTGCTTCCAAAGTGTTGCGCCATTCGGGATTATTAGAGTGTATTCCAGTGTTTTCCCATTGGCCTGTACTTTGAACCCACCCGTCAACTGTGATAACAGGTGTGTTCTCATAAAATACCCAGCATCCGCATACGCCACTGTCTTGAGCAAGATAATTAGCCCACTTAGGGGCGGCATCCCAGCTCGGCTTAATGGCAATAATCGGCATTGACTCTAATTCAAGCTTCTCCAACCGTTCAACCTCAGCCTGAGCATAGAAGCGGATTTTCTTAGCGTCGCGCATCTTATCGCTATGGCTGACGATCCCATACCGATAGCAAGCGCGGAAGATTTCACCGATTTGCGAATTCATATCGCGATGGCTGATCAAGTCCTGAAGCTGTGTAGCGCCTTCAGGGAGTACGTAATAGTCTGCTGTGCTTCCGTCGCTGCGGCTCATTCTTCAATCCCCATGCTATCCAAATCGATGTGACATTCTTCCTCGGCCAAACGCAACAGAGCCCTTTCTTCCCTCACGCCAAACACTCCGCGCTCAAGCCTGTTCTGGCTTACACCGCTTCTTGCGGCGATCAGCGCCAGAGACCATCCTCTAGCCTGCATCTCCTTGATAATTTCATGCATACAGTTCTTCCTTATGGGTCACGTCGAGCGGGTCTGATTCTGGTTTGATTGGTAGCAGGTTCTTCCGATCAAACAGACCAACTCCGCCGTCCTCTTCTGAGAATGATGGGTGGCTGCAAATCCAGTCGCCCGGTTTCCAGCCATCAAACTCAAAGTTCTCATAACCGGAGTCTTCTGGCTGGCAAACCAACTCTACCATCAGTCCGTTCAGCTCTGTATTGATCGCAAGTCCGTGAGCCAACGCCAACATCCCAGGCTGCAACTCGCTCATGTCCAAAGCCCCTGCGCAATCAGGTTCTCGTGAACCTCGCCAAGATCAGTGGCGAACTCCAGCTTAGTGCAGAACGCAGCGCACGCATTCCAGTATTCGTGGCGCGCATTGGTCAGCGCTTCTTTTGCAATGTGTGTAGCGGTCGGGTGCTCGATATCTGCCTGCACGTATGCCATGTGTGCGGCCTCGAGTGCGATGCGTGCTTGGGTGACTGTGATTGTGCTCATGGTCTTTGCTCCAGTGTTTTGCGCCATTCTTGTTGTGTAGCGACATCCCGAGTTTCTAGGCAGCGACCATCTGCTGATCTGTCGATCCAACCATTTGACATTTGCGACGGCTCGTTTTCAAACCAAACCCAATAGTGATCTCGATGCTCGCCAACCTCATCTTGTCCCAACCATTGCGCCCATTCTGGCGCCTCATTCCAGTCCGGCTTACTCATTTCCCTATCTCCCTATCTGCGCCCAAATAGCGCGTTCGATGTCATCTAAAAACTTATCGGCGATGAAGTCAAGGCCTTTTCGCGAAATTGTTTCGCCTATTTCGTCTGTGCCGCTGGAGAGAGTCCACTCAAGCTCGCTGTGGCCGTTTGCGTGCTCGGTTGCCGGGTGTGTGTGGGCATACTGGATATCGGCCTCCAAAGTGAGCCCTAGGATGCTCAGCGTTGGCATTAATGGTTCTCCGGAGAACTGATAGCGGCGTCGATAGCACTGTCCAGCTCTTCGCCCTCCAGAAGACACGCCTCTTCTTCGTACATGCACCCGCGCCTATCAAGCATGTAGATCTCACCATCAAGCAAATATCCTAAGCGGATACGACGATACCGCTCAGCATCCTTGCGCAGAGATTCGTTTTCGGCCTTTAGCTTGTCGTAGTCCTCCGCCAAAACGCAATCGCTAAGACTGCCAATCGTCATGCCTTTGTAACGCTTAACATCACTCATACACCCCTCCAATAACTAATTTTCGTCTTAGGTCGCGGTAGTAGATAGGTCCAGGTGAACCATGTCAAGGCGATCATGCCCATAGCGATTCACCAATGATCGCAGCGCATTCAGTGATAGCGCGTCTAGTGTCCGAACTTAGATCGCCTGAGTAGCTACACATCCGGCAATTGTATCCGCCCTCGTCGCTAGCGTGAACCTCACCGAAGCCAGGAAAGTAATTCACATCCAGGCGCAGAGAAACCATAAGCTCGAACGCATCGGCAGGATTCGCTAACGGCTCCCACCTCCGCAATATAGCCCCATCCTTAACCAGATAGTTCGCGCCATCTGGATCCGTGAAAAGGTCATGCTCAATCGCGAAGGCTGCGTTTTTTAGGGTTGTGGTGGTGGTGGTCATTTCGCACGCTCCAGAATATTGCGGAAGTCTTCCATCGTGATATTCCCAGGCCCGGCATAATGCTCAAGAGCAATCGAAATGCCGATCTCATCGAGCAAGGAACCTATATCGAAAGAAGATATGATTTCTTTGGCTGTAAACTGATTGATTACCTCGCCTTGATCGACCTCTACAACAAGCTCAATGTGATGATCTTCTCGATAGTGCGAGCTGCTAGCACACGAAAACCGATCACATTCGATATTTATGTATTTCATACACCCTCCAAATTCACCGCAAAAAGAAAGGCTCACATTAGGAGCCTTTTTATCGAGAGTCAATCACTATTTCTTGAATATCCAGCGCCAAGGGTCTCCGTACAGAATTGCGCCAAAGAATGGATAGGAGACGATGGTCATTGATGCTGTGAATACAGCGAACTCTAGACTCATCATTTCAGTATTTCTCGCGCCAACCGCTGTATCTCGCTCCAGAGCTGCGATGAAGGCGAGTCGTCGTACTGGGTTAGCATCTTGGCTAAGCGTACTCCAGAGGGCTTGTGGGCATCGACAGCGGAAATGTTCTCGACGTACTCGCGCTTATGAGCGATGACAGTCGCTAGCTCTAGCTGTCCCGGCAGTGGTTTATACGTGCGATTAGCTTTCATGCATTGCTCCATGCATCCTGATGTGACATTTGGACAATCTCCACAATCGACATTCATTTCTTCTTCTCCATGATTTGTTTGGCGCTAACAATGAGATCGCGCTTGTGGTCGTAGTATGACTCAGCCTCCAATGCCCATACAAGCTCCTGAATCAGCGACATTACTGGCTCAGTCGTCTCCTGGCAGCGGGTGAAGGTGTCGAGGCGTGCGTCCCATTCGCAGGCAAGCTCGGAATGTTTAATGCTGTGCCTGTTCATCGGCATGTATTCTCCATAACCTTCAGCCCAGCACACACCCTCAGGCACCGGCCAAATTTCCTCGAATCTTGCGCGAATGTCGTTCATCTAATACTCCAATCCCGATATATGGGATTATGGAGATAATAAAGTCAGGATTGTATACAAGTTGTTGATTTATTGTTGAATTGTTCAGCGCGACGGAATAGCAAAAGATCATTCTCATCGCAGACTTTTACAACTCCCCACGCATGACCGTCCATGATTGCCAAGGCTTCAGCGGGACAAATGCCACCACGCTCAGCAAGACGATCAAGCGTTTGTCCGTGATTCCTTTTGGCCTGTTGTTCGTTGAGCATTGCCATCGGCATACTAGTTAGGCGCTTGCTGCTCATGACTGGCATTGTGTCGCGGCTCATCTCATCACCTACAGTAAAGAATTAGTTACGCCAATGCTTTGGCGATTGCCATGCGGAGTCGTGCCATCTCCCTAAACTCAATGTCTTCTGCGCGATCACCAATACCAGGAACGTAATCGAACGAGTCAATGAATTTCGCCCATGCCTCACTTAGAGCCTGAGCTGACTCAAGCAAATCATGAGAGACCGCCACCGCTGCAATTGCCTCAGTCAGTACACGGTAAAGACAATCCTCTTTATGCCAGTCTGCATCAGGCGTTTTGGTTAGACAGGAGCAGGAAGACACTTGGGCCATCCGGAGCTTTGAGATCGTCTCGATTCTATTTGTCATTGCATCAATCCCAATAGCTCATATCTTCGTCAACAGCATCAGAAGGCGAGCATTCTGACTCAGGATCTTCCTCGACGTAGGCTTCATAAAGCGAACTTACCATGCCCCAGCTAGCCCATCCGCAACGACTGCGCATGTAAAAGTAGGCGCGAATAATCCAAATGTACTTTTTCATCATATATCCCTCAGTAAAAGTCAACAAACAATTCCCCCTTCTTCCCCACCTCGCAATCTTTCTCGATTGGCGAGATGAGCACACCGAGGATTTGGCGGTGGTCGTCGAAGCCTGTAGCCAGCGGCAGATCCCCATGCTCCTCGTAGGCTGCCAGGAGGATTGGGAGTAGGTCGGTTAGGGTCATTGCATAAGCTCGGAAGGAATGGATACGGTGTCGCCTAGTTTTGCCGCCACGATTGAGCGACATGCTGCGATTAGATGAGTTGACCCATAAGCGCTGCCGGCAAATTCATTGTGCCCTGTTATCGCAAGAATGCAATCATCGTAAAGCCCAAAACCAATATTGTATTTTTCAATCAGTGGCCCGCACTGACGCCAATCCTGAGATGGCCAGAACGGACCCTGAAATCTCCAGCGCATTTGGATCTGCCATTTCTCTTCAATATTGTCCTTTGAAAGAATTCGAATCGAAACACCTTCAGCCTGAGCAACCGCCCAATCCAAAGCAGCACCAATCAATTCACTCGTCTTCACTTCTACGGTATCCATAAACCCCTCCACCCAATAACGTTAAAGGTTAACTGTTAACTGTTCTCTGGAGAACTATTGTTTGCGGTATCTTGACGAGAAATAAATTCTTCGCCGTCAAGCGGCTGAACCCCTTCATACCAACCTCCGCGAGAAGACCCGCAATGGTATTCCCACATCATTGAATTTTTCCTTGCCCATAGAGCTTTGAAAGCTCCAAAAGCTGGTGCGTAGTGAGTTGCTCCATCTGGGGCACTTCTCCAATCGATACTCATTTCCCACCCTCCGTAAATGTCAAATCTTGCGCGGAACAGAGCCGAAGCCGAATTTGTTTTCTGCGTAGTGCAGCAGTTCGAAGTAGGCGTCGGCGTATTTCTCGGATTGCGCGTGAGCGTGTTCGTAGCGCGATTGCAGCAACGAAATTTCTCGCTCGGCCACTTCACCAGACTCGTTTGCAATTCTGCGCTGTGCATCCATCAAGGCCGTAGTATGGATAGGCGAGCCAGTAGAAAATGCACCGGAATGGCAATTCTCAGTCAGCCCGTCAAAAATCTGCTCAGCAACGTGCTTGATCACGATCTCTTCGCAGCTAAGCCGTTCAACAAGGTCAAGCTTCTGCTCGTCACTCATTTCGCTAAGCAGGTCGTAAGCGTCGAAGCTGATCTTGCCGTCTTTGAATTCGATTTGCATTTTGTAGCCCTCCGTAAATGTCTGCTGATTATGGCTTAGGTGTTGGGAGAGTCAAGCTATTCTTCGAGGTCTTCGTAGATTTTTATGGTTACTTTTCCGCCTGGGAACGGATCTTTAACACGCACCCGAAGCTGAAATCGAACGTCGTCAATGCCTAATGCCTCTGCAATGCCATCTCGGCCGGATTTTCCGCTAGCCACCATATTATCGTCGTCTCTACGGCGCCTATCAGGCGGGTAGAAGGTCATGTCGTACACCAAGTCTCCCGATGGTACTGGCTCGGTGTTAAGTAGCGCTATATCGCGGCACAGACCTCTGTAGAGTTTTACCCATCTAGCCTTGGTTGCCCAGTGAGTCTTTGCGTTCGGGTTCAGCTCTTTTGGCGGATACGGTACGGTTAGCTCAATCATTCGGTTCTCTGCTCAATTTCCCAATCGATCTGTTTGTCCATCACATCTTCGTCTTGATAGCTCAGATATTCCCAGTCTGACGGATCAGCAACGTTGCGCAGGAACCTATAGCGCAAGGCATCCGGCACGCATAGCTCAAGATCTTCGATATAGCAATCCTTGCATTGCCCGGCGTTTTCGTCACAGTCAAAGATCCCGGCCTTGTTAAGACCATTGCAAAATGTTGTCATTTCTTCACCTTCAGCAATAAATTCAGTTGGCGCCGGGTTTCGGCTTCGATCTTTGGATTATCTTTCAATTGGATCTCAGCCCACAGGCGCGTCTTGCCCGACTTCAGGCCAACATAGATCGTACTGGACAGATCCCTGGCTGCCTTCCATCTCTGGAGACATTCCTCCTTGTGGCTGTCGATGATCTGGCGTTCGGCAGTCGAAAGGGTTGCTAAGTTGAGCGATCCAGCAGGTGTGGCAGATATAGTCATTATCCGGCTCCATTAGAAATTCGGCTCCATCGTTTTCTTCTTAAAGTCCTTAGGATTCTTTGGCTTGGCTGCTCGCTCTTCCTCTCTGTCGTCGTAATCGGATTGAACGACATTAACGAAGCGTGCCTTATCGCCTTGGAACTGAAGCAAGCAGAAGCCTGGTTTGGCATGGCGAACCTTTACCGCCTCTACCTCAGTGATACCGTTCTTTCCGCGCTCAGACTGCATATCCCTGTGCGCCATGATAATAACGTCGGCATCTTGCTCAATCTCGCCGGAGTCGCGAAGGTCGCTCATCTTCGGCTTAGGGTCAGTACGGCCTTCAATGCCACGGTTAAGCTGAGCCAGCGCGACCACAGGCACGTTCAACTCCTTTGCCAGCGCCTTGAGCCCACGACTGATGGCGCCAAGCTCTTGGTTTCGGTTCTGAATGCTCTTTGATGGATCTCCGACAATCAGGCCGATATAGTCAATGACTATCAGGTCAAGCTTGCCTGCTCGATGCTGAAAGCGCGCCATATTGCACAGCCGGCTAAACATAAGCGCTGGCTTCTCGCAGATGTGCAGGTTGGCATTCTTCATCTTGAATGCGGCAGCCATGATCTTTGTGGATTCCTCGCCATCATCCATAGAATCACCGCTCTCGATCCTTTCCAGCTTTACGCCAGAAACGGAAGCAAGCGAGCGCTGACTAAGGTCTGCCCCCGACATCTCCAGGGAGAACACAATGCTTTTCATTCCATGGAACAGAGATGCGCGCTCAGCAAGCCCCATGCCTAGAACGGTTTTGCCTGTACCTGGGCGGCCAGCAATGATAATCAGGTGTTGCCGGCGGATACCTCGAATGATCCTGTCAAGATCCTCAAGCCCGAAGTCAAGGCCCATCTCTTCAGTTCCGCTGCGGCGCCTTTCGATTCGATCAAGCACCTGATCTAGCCCGTCAGCAATGGACATGAAGTCCGGCGTATCTTCTCCGACGTTCAGCCCCATGATCAGCGCTTGAGCCTGTGCTACCTGATCAGCGATCTTGCCTTTCGACTGAGCAATCTCAGATATCTGCATTGCCAGCGCTTGCAGCTTCCTTGCCGTCGAACGCTCCAGAACAATGCGCGCATAGTTTGCGCCGTTTGCCGCGCTCGGCACGTTGCGCATGATGTCGGCAGCATAGACGATGGTCATCTCGCCGCTTGGCAAATCCTGGCGGATATCCATCAGCGTGACAGGGTCAGGATTGATCCGTTTCGAGTGGCAGCCAAGAATCATGGAGTAAAGGGTGCTGTTGTCCTCGTAGGCGAAATCCTGAGGGCCGAGGAATGCGCCAATCTCTTCGCACAGCTCAGGCTTGATCATGAGCGCGCCCAATACGCCATGCTCAGCCTCTTGCGAATAAAGTTCCCGCTCAACCATTATTCTTCTCCAGTGCCGCGATTATGTTTTTTTCCTTGAGGACGAAATCGAAATTCGCCCTCCATCCACCAACGCTCATGCCGCACCAGTGCGGATCGTTCGGGCAAATAGAGAAATACGCTCTCCAGTATTCAATGCCGTATTCACGAAATGGCTTTTCGCCGCCGATCTTAATGTCCAGAGCTTTGTCAATCAAGCGCTTTCGTGCGTCGTTAACGGTGTCGCACCCGATCAGCTTTCCCTTGCCGGAGCAAAGTTCGTTGTAGGCGCTCATGATCTCGTCGTAGTCAACGACCGGCTTGGCTCTTGCTTTCGATTTGATCGGTGCTGGCGGCTCATCAGAGAACAAATCACCATCGCCAGTTGCCGACTCGTCGGCGACAAGTGCTTTTGATTCTAATATTCTCTTCTCTTCTTTAGGTAACGCACCTTGCGTTAGCGAAGCGTTAACCTTGTGCAAAGCCACGCGCTTGGCGGTCAGCGCACGATTCTTGGCGGTCTTTCCGTTGTGCCTATCGAAGTTTGGAAGAGCCACAAAAGGCAGATCACCCTCCGAATATTCGATCATCCACCCTGCTTTTATCATGCAATCGCAAAAGCCATTAACGCCGCACAAACGATCAACTAACCTTTTACTAACGCTCGGAGCGTTACCATTCTCTGTTTGCTGGTCAAACCACGCCCATACTCGCAGCAGTTTCCCTATTGCGGCGTCCTCATCAATGCCCGCCAGGTCTGCCACCTGATAAACCTCTGTCTTCTCAAACGTAGACAGCTCAAACTTAATCCAGTCGCCAGCCATTCGGCCTCCTTAGCGCTTAAGCATTTCACGAAGACTGACAAGATTCTCTGCCGCAATCTCTCGCTGCCTGAGGCTCATAGCTTTCCATTTCTTTGGTGTCTGACCATGGTCAAATCGCGCCTGCCTTGCATCCTTTTTTGCTTGAGTGTTTCCAAGCTTCGACCAGACTGGCTCTGTTCCATTTGACGGCATCGTAATCATTCTTCCTTCGGGGCCTGGAATAAAGCTGATTTGGTTATTGCTCCATTTTTCGTGCCATCCCTTCTCAAGTACCTGGCAGGCTATGCCCGGCGTCACGCCATCGGATAACCAAAGAGACATCCATGTATGGTCATAAGGATCGCCGAATAATCCCCACGCGTGCGATTCGGTTAACTCTGTCAATCGCATTAGCTGAGCGCGGACTCTATCCTTGTCACCATTTTTAGGCTTGATCTCAATAAAGGCATTGAAGTCCGCCAGGTAAAAATCCGGCAGATACCAACCGAGGTCGCCAAGGTCGTAGCCATCAGGCTCGTAATCCCATGCAACCTTGACCAGATCAAAGAAGAGAGCCCATCGCGCCTCAAGCTTGCTCCTGAATTTGTAGCCTTGATACACAGTCTCGATTGGAGCTACCTTCATTTGCGCGCCTCCAGATAATCCGAGATCTTTTGCGCGGTCAGGATTCCAGGGTTTGCTGTTGCGCCAGTTGCGATTGCCCATATTTTCTGCCTGCTGATGCCGGTTGCGCGGGAGACTGCTGCGTAATTCAGATCTTGTAGCTGTCTGACAATGTCAGGAAGTGTCAGCATTTGACAACCCTCGTTTGGTTTGGGTGACACAGGATACCATAAATAGAAAATAGTTTTCCGGAAAACACTTAGTTTTTATCCTGCATAACCAGTCGTCGACTTATACCCAAATCGTCTTTGACACAGGATGTTACTGAGCTAGCCTTACAAACAGGCAGGGGCAAACGCCACTAGCGGCGCCCCCTACACTGAGAATTACTGCAAAGGATTAGCGATACGATAAAGAGGCTCGACCGACATGACTACTCAAAAAAGCAAGCAAGCACTGGTTCTTCAGCAGATCGCCGAGCAAGGCGACAAGCTGGACAACGTAGCAGGCGCTTTCATGAAGCTAGTCAAGGAAGAAAACATAGACACACTGGAGAAATTCAACCCGTGGATGATGATCGGCTATGAAGAGAACGGCTGGTCGAACGTGATTGGTCGTCCGGTTCCTGGCTCGACACTGATTCCGGCACCTAGAGCCGTCAAGCAGTACGCCTCGATGTTCCGGGCAGCCTTCAAGTATGAAATGAAGGTTACTGAGTTCGACTCGGTGCGGCAGATGGTTGACGCGGTGGCTGAGAAGCGCAAGGAAATGGCTAAGCCGCCAGAGGTTATCCGCGATCCTGAACTTAAAGGTGTTCTAGTCAAAGCCGGCAACCACATGAACGGCGCCCTGTGGCATGACGCGATTGTGGTTATCGAGCACCTGAATGACGACGATCGTGACGAATTCGAGCAGCGTCTACGCAAGCTCGTGATGCGTTTCCAGTCCAAGGTCCCGAAAGAGATCAGGAAGCCGAAAGCCGCTTAACAGTTCTCCGCAGAACAGAAAGGCCGAATCCTAAAAAGATTCGGCCTTTTTTGTTGACGGCGATTAAGTGGGAGGCTAGAGTGATCGAACACAAACAGAGGGACACAAAATGAAAATCGCACTGACTCACTACCAAATCAAAGAACTGCTGGATCTGTCCGAAAGCTCTGGTGATCCAGAGTGCACTGACGATCTCTATCTGATCCTTGTTGAAGACGACGCTAAAGCCCATAGCGGTGCAGGTCTTTACGCTCAGTTTCAAGAAGTGCCAGAAGAAGGATTCATGTTTATCGGCAAGGACGAGGAAGATCAGCAGCGCGGGAACGATATCTGTAATGCGCGCATTGAGTCTGGTGAAGTACAGGAAGTCTAATGGAGCTGCACATGACCTACCGCGACGCCATCTGGACAGCAATAATCGGCGAGGCTGATAAGTTTGGGCATCGGATTACAAAGGCTAAGCGGAAGAAATACATGAAACTAACGGTTTACTGGTCGAGGGCGACGAAATGAGCGAGTTCGAAAAAGCAATAGCACAAGCAGCTCAGAATTCTGTTCTGAAAATTATCAGCGACGGAAACTGGATAGCATCCGATTACGCAAGCCGCTTCAAGCTGCCGACCGAGATGCTTGCTGAAGTGTGGGCGATGGTCGACATTGACGGTTTGAAGCGCAAGATGGCTGATCGTATCGAGTCTGAGCTTGCTGATCGGATTGTCAACCACATGGCCGCCGAGCTTGCGACCGACATCAAGCAGTTGCTGTCTGTTACTGAGCGGCGCGAGGCAATCAGAAGTGTTGCGCGTGAACATCTGAGCCACATCATGCAGGAAGGGGTTTCGAAGTGACGGCAGCTATTCAGGAAGATTGGATTCAACAGCAGGCTGATCCAGCAAAACCAGCCCGCGAAAAGTTCGCAGTAGGCCGTCATGAAAATATTGATAATGACCGCTACCATTCCAGCGAAGGCTACAGCAACAGCTTCCTAACTGCCGTCCTGCGCTCTCCTGCGCACGCTACAGCTCGCGGCAAGTGGAAGTCAACACGCAACATGGAGATCGGTTCCGCGTTCCACAGCAGCACCTTGGAGCCTGACCTGTTCAAGCGTGACTATCGGATCGTCGAGTGTGACGCCCGCACGTCGACTCTGTACAAGCAGGCGTGCAAGGATCATCCATCCGCTCAAGTGCTTACCTTGGGAGAGGCTGAGACGGTCAAGGGTATGACTGCGGGCGTCTACAAGAATCGCAAGCTCAGCAGCATCATCACGCTACCAGGCAAGGCAGAGGTTGCGTATTTCGCGGTTGACCCTGATACCGGCCTGACGATCAAGTGCAAATTCGACTGGCTGACTCACTGCAACATCTCTTTGGACATCAAGAAGACCCAGGACGCACGCCGCCATAAGTTCTCCGGATCTATCAACACGTACATGTATCACATGCAGGACGCGTTCTATCGCCACGTCTTCAAGTGCGCGACGGGCGAGGATTTGCAGGAGTTCTACTTTGGCGCCGTGGAGGAACAGAAGCCGCACGCCTCGAACCGCTGGCGTCTCGGTCCTGAGTCGCGAAAGAAGGGCGAGGCTTTATTTCGTGAGGCGCTGACAACACTTGCAATTTGTCTTGATCGTGGAGATTTTCCTGCGTATCCTGACGACGATGAAACGGATGATGAGATTGAGATTCCGAATTACGCGTTCGAGCAGGACGATGAAGAAGAAGGCGAAGTTAATTTTGGAGATGCACAATGAGCGGTGAAAGTTTCGCAAACACAATCATTCCTAAGACCGATCAAGCGAATGCGGACGACCTGATCTCATGTCCGCGCACGGTCAAGGTTACTCAGGTGACACGCGGCAACAAGGAAAACCCGGTATTCATCTATACTGATGGCTTTGAAGGTCGTCCGTACAAGCCCTGCTTGTCTATGCGCCGCGCAATCATCTCGGCTTGGGGCGAGTATCCAGATCCGTGGGTTGGTCGCTCGCTTACCCTATACCGCGATCCGGAGGTTGTTTACGGTGGTGTGAAGGTAGGCGGCATCCGCATCAGCCACTTCAGCGACATCCAAGAGGATTTCGAGCTGATGCTTACCGTGACTCGCGGAAAGCGTAAGGCGCATCGGTTTTCGAAGCTGGAGATTGCTTACTACGACGCGCAGAAATTCGCCGACAATCTGGCAGCATGGCTGGCGCTGATTGCAGAAGGTAAAGCAACAGCAGAAAAAATCATTGCAAAGGTTGAGCAGTCTGGTAAATTGACCGACGAACAGAAAGCACAAATCAAAAATCCACAAGAGGCGGCACAATAATGGCTCGCGGCGTAAACAAAGTAATCCTCGTAGGCACTTTGGGCCAAGATCCCGAAGTGAAATATCTCACTAATGGCAATGCAGTGTGTAACCTGAGTCTCGCCACTAGTGAGCAATGGAAGGACAAGCAGACCGGCGAGAAGAAAGAGAAGACAGAGTGGCATCGTGTTGTCATGTTCGGCAAGGTTGCCGAGATCGCTGGCGAGTATTGCCGAAAGGGCTCTCAGATTTACATCGAAGGCAAGCTTGAGACTCGTGAGTGGGAGAAAGATGGAGTTAAGCGCTATACGACTGAGATCAAGGTTGACATGCAGGGCACTATGCAGTTGTTGGGTGGCAAACCTGCTGACGGCGGTAGCTCGCAGCCTAAGCCTCAACAGCAGCGCCAGCAACCTAGTCAGCAAGCCGCTCCACCAGACAACTTCTCGGATGACATTCCGTTTGCCCCTGCGCACTACCTGCTAGGCGCCTAATCAAGAAAAGCCCCTCTAACCAGGGGCTACTCCCCCGCACAACAAGGAAGAATCAATGTTCGACTACCTATCAGAACTACCGCTTGCAGAGCGCGTAGAGGAAATCAATCGCCTTCGCGCCGAGATCCACAAGCACAGCCCGTTCGCAAGCGAGCCAGTAGACTTCGTTCGCTGGGTTCCGAATACCATCGTTCACGCAAACGACTACAACCCCAACTCGGTAGCGCCTCCAGAAATGAAGCTGCTAGAGCATTCGATTATGTCGGACGGCTACACGCAGCCGATTGTTACTTGGCCGAACGAAGGCATTGAAGTAATCGATGGATTCCACCGTCACCGCGTAGGCAAGGAATCGCCATCCATCAGCGCTCGCGTGCATGGCTACCTACCCATCGTTGAGCTTAAAGCCGACCAGCAAGACCGTAACGACCGCATGGCAGCGACGATTCGCCACAACCGGGCTCGTGGTGCGCACAAGGTCGAAAGCATGTCTGAGATCGTTGTAGAGCTTAAGCGCCGCTTCTGGACTGATGATCGTATCTCTACTGAATTGGGCATGGACGCTGACGAGGTTCTGCGTTTGCAGCAAGTGACTGGCCTTGCCGGCCTGTTTGGCGATGAGGATTTCAGCGAGGCATGGGAAGCCGTATCGTTTGACGAAGCAGATGAGTTGGAGCTGATTGATGAATCGAAGGTTTAAGCGCGTCTACCGGCACTACCTTGAGTGCGAGGAATACGAAGGGATGATGTGGAAGGTTCTTCCGCCAGCAGATCGGACGGGAATGCCAGAAGCCTCGGCTAACCTGATGATCGACTACGAAGCCTTCCTGTCGTCGTGCCTGCTTGTGCTGGACGAATGGCCGAATAGCTGCGACGTAAACCTAAGCGCCACAGTGATTAATCACCAGGCATGGATAGGGCACGCTGCCTGCTACTTGAATCACGGCGCTAGCGAGGATCTGACGCGGCTAGGCTGGCGGATGATGGCTGAAGAACAGCAAGAGTTAGCGAATCTGGCGGCAGACATCGCAATCATCGAATGGAGGGATCGCTTTGAACGTGCAAATCCTAAGCTTGTCTCGCGAAAATAAGGACTTCTATCGGCTGATGGGGCCTTACTTCGGTTCGCGCCATGTCGCGCAGGAGGTTGGTATTCACATTTACGACGACGATGATAAGGAGTGGTTTGCTGCATACGTCTGTGGCGCCTTGGTCGGGTTCGCCTCATTGCGCGGAAACGTTGTTTCAGATTGCTACGTTAAAACGGCGTGGCGCAGAGACGGCATATTTTCCGCATTGCTTGCGCGAATTCTGCTTGCCAAGCCCTCCGCCTTAAAGGCAAACTGCACACCTGCAAGCCTTGGCGCTTTCCTGGCGCTAGGCTTCACCATCAAAAGCAAGACTAAGAATTTCACGAGGGTGGAACTGAAATGCCAAAAAGAGGATTAGGTCTAGACGTATTCGAGGCCGCAAAGGAAAGGATTGCGTTCACGTTCGATAACTTTGAGCGCATCTATCTGTCATTCAGCGCCGGCAAAGACTCGACAGTGATGCTACACATGGTTGCTCAAGAGGCTCGCGCTCGAGGTGTTCGGATTGGCGTCCTGATGATCGATTGGGAATGCCAAATCGGCCTGACTATCGACTTCGCTAAAAAGATGTTCGAGATGTACTCGGACGTGATTGATCCGTATTGGGTAGCGCTTCCCATGAAAACTTGGAACGCTTGCAGCCAGATCGAACCAGAGTGGACTGCCTGGGATCCAGCAAAGACGGAACTTTGGGTTCGTCAGCCTGAAAAGATGAGCATTACCGACGAATCCTATTTCCCGTTCTACTACACCGGTATGCCGTTCGAGGAATTCACACCTGCATTCGCACAGTGGTACGCACAAGGCAAGTCCTGCGCCTGCTTCGTTGGTATCCGCGCCGACGAGAGCCTTAACCGGTTCCGTGCCATCGCTCGTGACGACAAACCGACCTTTCAAGGCAAGCAATGGACAACGCAAGTCGAAGGTATCGCCTGGAATATCTACCCAATCTACGACTGGAAGACCAAAGACATTTGGCGCTTCCATGGCAAAACCGGACTCGACTACAACCGTCTTTATGACCGCATGCACCAGGCCGGCATGAAGATTAGCCAGATGCGTATTTGCGAGCCGTTCGGTGATGAGGCGCGCAAAGGCCTGTGGCTGTATCAGATCGTTGATCCTGCAATGTGGGCAAAGGTTGTATTGCGATGCGCTGGGGCCAACACTGGCAAGATGTACAGCCAGGAGAAAGGCGCAGTGATGGGCAATCACAGCATTGCATTGCCTGAAGGTCACACGTTCGAGAGTTTTGCTAAGCATATTCTGCGCACTATGCCGCGCCCGACTGCTGAGCATTACCGCAACAAACTATCTGTTTACCTCAAGTGGTGGAGTAAGCGCGGCTATCCTGATGGCATTCCGGATCTGGCGGATAAGTCGCTTGAGAGTCGCGGCAAGGTTCCGACCTGGCGCAAGGTGGTTAAGACGTTCCTGAAGAACGACTACTGGTGCAAGGGCCTTGGGTTCAGTCCGACAAAGAGCGCAGCCTACCAGAAGTATTGCGAACTTATGAAGCGCCGTCGCGCAGAGTGGAACATTAAGGATATGGAGGTTTAATCATGAGAAAACTAAACCACAACGCAAAAATCACGCACGAAGACGCCGAGCAGATCCGCGAGCTTTACGAGTGGAAGAAGGCGGAGATTGAGCGAATTCATTCGATTGCGGGGAATAAGGCGCTAGCTGAGAAATTCGGCGTATCCGTTACTTGCATCTCTCACGTCGTCAACTATAGGACTTGGTAATGGTTAGTCGCGCCCGAGGAGAGAATCACCCAAACGCAAAGCTTACTGATGAAGACGTAGAGCAGATCAGGCAGCTGATTGAGTGGAAAAAGGAAGAGATTGCGCGGATCAACTCAATTGCTAGCTGTGCTGCGCTCGCTGAAAAGTTTGATGTGTCAATCCGTTGTATCGAGCATATCAGCGCTTATCGGTCTAGATGCAATCCGAGCAGCGCCTTTGTTGCAATCGCTGCCAAGACAGAAGAAGCGAAGAAGAACATTTCAATTGCCAAGATTGCGAACGACAATAGCGCGGCTGGTGCTTATGAAAAAAGAACCGGCTCCAAGGCTATTGATGTGATTCGCTCGATGGCAGGCTCGCATACTGCAACCCAGGTTGCTCATCACATCGGATGGAATAATGTAACGTGCATGCGTATGTGGATGAAGCTTCGAGGATTCTCGGTAGACTTCAAGAGGGTTAAGCCGGTTCCTCCGAAGCATAATCCTTGGGGTTCTATTGATTTGAGCCGGAAACAGCGGAAGCCAAGGCCTTCTGCCGCTCAGAGCACTCTCTAAGCGCCGCACCCCACTCAGTCAGTGCAGTCAGCGCATCCTTCCCTGTTACGCCTTCCAGATCACTTGGTATCCGGCAAGGCGTCAACAGGCTTGCTTGCGATACGCCCGTTCTTTGCGTCGTTTGCGAGCTGCACGCCGTCAGCGTCGAGGCAAATATTGCGATAGACAGGCAGCTCAACAATCTTTTCGCGCTCACGGATGATAGTGCTTTCATTTGCTCGAAGCTCCGATAGACGCACTTCCCACGCCATAGCTATTGATTCGTCATGCTTGTTCGCTGCAATGACCGAGAATGCCGACTCAAGCCGTTCCTGTACGCGCTCAGTCTCCACGCGAGACGACGCAGCATCATGCCAAAGCCAAACTACGAACGCGCCAACAGCGAGGCCTGAGAGGAAGCGCCATGGTATAGCGGATAACCATGGCATTAGTGTTCTCCAGAGAACAGTTTCAGCTCAGCCTTGCGACGGCGAACAAGTCCAGCCATTTCAACCCCGTCATTCTTCGTCCAGCGCAATAGCTGAAGCCCAGCATTCGCGTAAAACCCTTCGTTCAGCATCTTGAGCAGCGTAGAGCTTTTCAGGTTACCGATGCCGAGGTTATAGGTGAATGACACGAGCGCGTCGAATTGGTTCTGAGTCAGCGGCACCTTGACCAACAAAGAGACGGCTTGCTCAGCCTTCGAAAGCCCGGCAGCAAATCGCTGATCCGCGTATTCCATTGTCCACACGGTATTTAGCGTAATGTCAGCCCCAGTCGATCCCCAGCCGCACGTAATCGGCTTCCCGTCCTTACTGCCTGGATCTGGATAAGCCTTGAGCCTAAGCGTCTCGAAGCTATGGATTAGGTCGATACCGGCCTGAGAGGTTTTCATGACATCACCGATTGAAAATATATCCACAGTTTATCAAGAAAAATGTTGCACGAATCGCCCGCTAGGGAATACACTTCTACCCAAGCCAAAAGGAGTGTAAAAATGCACAGCAAGGCACAAGCAGAATTCGTTAAGACCATTCACAAAGCCATTTCCTACGCCGACGACAAATTCCAGCGTTCACGCACCAGCGAGTACAAGCACATCTTCGGCATGCTCCGTGGCGCGCTTCTGATGGGCCTGCCATACGAAATGTACTCTTCCTTGTATCGCCACGTATGGGAATGCAAGTTCGACTCTGACGCGGTAGACATGGAAGACCCTGAGCAGGCTGAATTGGATATGGAGGATTGATTATGGTAATCAATGGAGCGCTCGGCATTAGTCGTCGCAGTGATGACAAGATCTGCATTGAGATTTCTGATGAGGCATCTGGAATCACGCTTGTTGTTGCAGAGATCGATCCTTATGATTTCGCGCAACTGATTACAGGCCTTCACGGTGTTAAGGCTCCATGCAGGGTTCGCGGCCTTGATGTTGTTGGCAAGACAAAGGTTAGAGAGTCTCGCAGGGTTATCTGTCCAATCAACTCGTATGACCGGAAATTTCTTGAGTCTTGGCTGAAAGACAACTGCCAAGAAGAGGGCTGGATCTTAGATAAATATCTTGGCTCTCAGAATTCCACCTTCTCAGTAGCTGACGGGACGGGCCTTAACTACGCAGTCTATCGTTACGAGGACGCACAATGAACATCCAAGGAATCACTGTCGCAACAATCATCGTCCTACTGTCTATCGGTTTCGTTGTTTCTAATCGCATGAGTTATCAGGATGGGTTGGATGATCAGGCTTGGAAGTGCCAGATGATAGAGGAAGGAGTCTGGCCGAACGTCGATCATTACTTTGAGCGGGTTTGCAATGGTGCGATGAAATGAATATTTTCATATTTGATAGAGATTACGACTATGGCGCCTCTTTATTCTGTAAAGAAATAGATGAAGCTGGCGATCAAGATGATAAGTTTGTACGCTATGAAGAAACCCAATCCCAGCTCGCTGCTTTGCGGGAAGAGCTGGCGAAGGTAGCTAGTGAGCGTGACAAACTTAGGAATGGCCTTGAAAGCGATATGGCGGAAATTGATCGCATCCAGTCTGTGCACGACGCCAAGTTTGTTCAGTGCAGGAAGCTGCGCGTGAGCCTTGCGGACGCCGAGCGGCGGAATTCGGTCCATTTGAAAATGATCGCAGGCCTTGTTGAATATGCGGATGGGCTTCTGGCTGACGTCAACAACGCATGGAGATACGCGGGATCAACCGGCGATCCAGAAGTTCACGAGGATCAGGATTACGCTGAAGCAGTCGCGCTGATCGCAGCCCTCAACCCCAATCCAGAGGCCGCAAGCCATGACGAGTAAACTGATGATCCAAGTATCACGCCAGCAATTGGAATATTGGATGGTGATGCTGCGCAACGGACTTCCGGAGACTGTTTCGAGCATGATTCAAACTGTTCTAGAAGCCCCGGAAGCGCCGCGCCAATCTGGATGCTGCTGCCCGCCGAAAGGTCATACAGGCATCTGCGCTGCTGCAATGTGCCCAGTCCATCACGGCCTTCGCGCACTTGTTGATAAAAATAAAGCAGCGACTCTACCCCCGCTATCGCCCGACCATTCGGGTGGCGCAGGGGTGGTGGTGTTGCCGGAGCGTGAATGCGAGGACTGCTTTCAGAACGATCAAAGCGAACAGGCCGTCGGGTTTAATCGCGCAATCGACAAGGTCAAGGAGCTGAATCAATGAGATCCTTCTACGGCGATGAGTGCGCAAAGCATCCAGAGATTGCTGGCCGTCGCTACTTGCCGAACAGGGCCTGCATCAAGTGCCACAGCGAACAGAACAAAATTCGTCACGCTGCAAATCGGGCAGCATTGCTAGAGTTGATTGCTGCGGCTCAGAGTGCTAGATGGCTATCCACAAGGCTAGACGAAGCATTGCTCTCGATGGGGAAATAACATGCAACACAGCGCGCTATCCAACAAATATTATCTAGAAGGCAAGGTCGCCTTCTTGGAGGGAAAGAGTGAATCACCCTATCAAAACGGACCAGAGAAAAACATGTTCCTCGCTGGAGTTGTTGAAATGCGCGAAGAGCTTAGAGTTCTCGGAGAAAGTTTGCGAATGCAAGCACGAAATCAGCGGTAGTGGGGCTGTATTTTTTCAGAGCCTTGGAATTCTTTATTGCAATGAATGCACCGGAACCCAGCCGATCAGGAAACCAATCAAATGAGCCAACGCATAAAACTAACCTTCTTCCCTGAGCCAGACATGATTTCTGATCTTGTATCGGATCTAGCCATGCAAGGATTCAACATCCAAATGGAGCCATGCAAAGACACCGATCACTATGTAATGATTGCTGAACTTTTGTATGAGGGTGACACGCCTGCGTTACTTCCTGACGGGCCAACCATCCACTAAAACAAACCCCGCCTTGTGAGCGGGGTTTTTATTTAGATGATCATGTCGAGTGGCGTCATTACAACTTGACAACTGATCATGTTTCTAGCGGTAGTTCCGTTATGCTTAATGTTTAGCTCCCAGTATGTGCCGGGAGCGCCATAAACATCCGTAGTAAAGTGAATGTTGTCTCCGTATGGGTTTGCTTTTCCGTCGAATCCGTATACCGCACTTATTCCTTTCCAGCGAACGCCAGCAGAGTTCTGGATTTGCGCAGAAATTGCTTTTGCCAAGTTGTCGCTGGCATCAATAACAATATCTACTTCTACGCGCATCTTTGAGCAGCCGTTAGGCATATTAATGCGTGTAGGGTTCGCTGGAACGAAAGCTCCGGCAACCAAGTCGTATTCAGGCGCAAGACTGAAAGAGACAATGTTGTTAGCGCTAGCATTTGCAAGGCTTTGTGTGGTTTTGATTATCCGAGTGTTGCGGCCATTTATAAGATACGGATACAATCCATCCGGCATGAATGGACGCATCGGTGTGTAGGCGCGCAGATCTGTAATGATGTTTCGCGCATCAAGTTTGAAATACTCAGACGCCAGCTTGCCCGTTGTCGCTTGGAAGTTTGCGAAGTACGCTGTCAAATCAGTTGAGGAAATGTTTCGGATCAGCGGGCTGCTTACTTGCCCTGCGTAATCACCGAAAGTCATGCTGTTCGGAACTTGGCCCTGGATTCCCATGATGCAGGCATTAGGGTCATCGCTAGGCCCGCAGAACGCCAGTCCGCCAGTAACGCTAACCTCTGTTTTGTTCCACGGAAATGATGCGTCAGGTACGGCCAAGTGATCAACAATCCGCATGCCGCCGAATTCACCACCCCATCGAACGTCTTCGGATATGAAGCTGCCCCAGTTATCCACCCATCGGATGTTGGCGGGGCGATCAACGCCGTATGCGCCCACGGCAGGAATGCCAAAGCCGCGCTGAATAAACAGGCGAGTCTGTGCGCCAGGGTCTGTCGGAGTTGCGCCACGGTTGTTGATCGATGCAGCACTGGCGTCAAGGTTCGTAGAGTCAGGCTGCAACCATGGATCGCTGACAACCATGCTGTCAAAGCAGTTATCTAGAATCCGACGGCAGGAAATCCAGCGGCAGTTGCTCATTGTGCCGTTTGCAGACATATGCGTCCATACGCCACCCGTTGCCAGAGTCTTGATGGCATAGCTGCGCGACAAGAAGAACTGGCAGTGGTCGATCTCGAACATCGAAGAGTTGATGTTCGCGTTATGGACGCGCAAGTGGTGACGACCGCCAACGAACTGCATGCCAGACATTTTGAACTGATATAGATCAATGTCGAAAATATCGGCGTCAGGGTCGTCCTGTTTGATGATCGCTGAGTCGCCTACGATTTCGAGGTACGAACCCCAAGTAACGACAGCCGTAGTTCGGTATGTCCCAGGAGGGAAATGCGCAATTGGAGACGTGCCAGAGTACGCAGCGCTAAGAGAACCGGAAGTGGTAAGCCCGAACTGCGTCTGCGCGGCGATGTAGTCCGCGAGCGCCTGAATGGCCGCAGTATCATCCGCTACGCCGTCACCAACCGCGTTAAATGGAGCGTCTTTTACGCTAACCATCTCGTCTGTGAGCTTTTGGAAAAGAGTTCGATCACCAAACCCAATAATGGTCGTGCCATCAGACGCCGCAAGCGCTTGACGCAACGAGGCATCGCCGGTCGATACAAACTTCGGCTGATCGATTACCCAATTATTTACGGTCGTGTACGGCAGTGCGAGAGATGGACCGGGGCGCCAGTATTCGCCGTCCTTAGACATGATCTGGTTCGGGCGGGTAAAGGTAAGCTCGCCAACGTCATCATAGTCGCCAAGGAACTCATACCCGCTAGCCAGTAGGAAGTTCTCGAAATCAAGTTCGATGCCAGCCCACGACTTGCGAACCACGCCGAATCGGTCAACCCAAGTAACCGGCGTACCGTTTACAGCGTAGTCTAGGTTCTCGGCGTTATCGTAAAGATCCTTTACTTCAGTAGATCCAATAGGATTGCCGGTGTTGTAGGTTGTCATTGGAATCGTTCCTTCATTAGATCGTGGCATGCCTTAATGAAGTCGATATCTTCTTGCGGCAGCGGCGGCATTGGAGGCTCCATAATGGCAAGGTGCTCGTTTACAAAGTCCATCTGCGCCTGTACGTCGCCATCAAGCTCGATGGCCGCGCGGTGCCACGCACAAGAAAGTTCGGCATCGTCCTCCATAAGCAGGAACGCAAGCCGAATCTGAAGAAGGCCGGAGCGATGCAACTCAGGCTGGTCCAAAACTGTTTTTCTATAAATCATTGGTCGCTCCTTAAGCGGTTGCGTATTGGCCGCTGAGAATTATGCTTTTTTGAACACCGCTCGCGGCATTCGCCTGTGTGAGTGTCGCGGTTGTGCCTGCGGCCACGTTCATGACTTCAAACTGAATATTCGGAGAGCTGACCAGCCCTACGATTTGTGGCGTAGCCACCGCGCTGACGACCCCTGTCCAGCGACCTAGCGACACTGCTGGGGTTCCTCCGCCGGAAGCAATTGGCAGCCCGGTTACTCGCAAAGTACCTGTTCCGGTCGTATAGGTAAAAGTGGTTGTTGTAACCGTGCCGTCGTACAGGAATGCACGACCTGCTTTTGTGTATCGACCGGTTTGAGCGCTATAGACGACGTTAAGATCGCCTGGCGTGGCGAACGTAAGCCCCATAGTCCATGAGCCTTCCTCATAGTCGTCCAGTGTATTCGGGTCCGCCGACGGAACTTGTGTAGCCGGAAACTTGATCTGCCCACCCGGTAAGTCCATAAGCCCGGTTATGGTCGGCGTAACGAGGGTCAGGGCATCGGGAAGTGTAAAAGTTGGGTTCCCAGATACGCCGTCTCCACCGGTCACGGTTATTTTGTTCGCGGTACCGGTAAGCGTTCGAGCAGCAGCCGTGCCCGCACCGGTTCGAGCAAGAAGACCGGCTGTGCCGACTCCAGCAAGCGCTGATAGATCGCCGTCATACGCCTGAACATCGGTGCCGATTGCAACGCCTAGATTGGTGCGCGCAATAGCCGGTGTCGCCGATCCGAGGAAGTTGCGGATGAACGTCTGCCACGCGCTGAGGATCGCCGTCCTGAGCTGAGTCCTAGTCTGCTTGCGGCTTTGCACTGCCTGCACGACCAAATAAAGATCGTCCTCCGCGCCCGCTGCCGCTGCCGGCTGTTCTGTTAATTTTCCGGCCATTACGAGTTCTCCAGATAAAAAGGTGTGCCATCCTCGAGAAGCATTGGCGTGCCGTCCTCAAGTTGCATTTGAATCACGGAACCTTGATCGAACAAAGGCCACTCGCGGTTCATTGCGTAGTCGAAAATCTCAGGGTTAAGTATAAAGCTTGGCAGGATCGACCATCCGATAGGCAGCAGTGGGCGCTCTCTTAGCTCAAGTTCCGCCGTAATGCTCCAAAGATTTGGGCCGACTCGCGAAGGACCAGAATAGATATCAGTGAATCTTGCGGTGTACTCCATGTACGCCAATGGAGTGGCAAGTGGCGCCTCGAACCATTGCGAACCGTCAATTAGATCGTCGCGCCACCAGATTTCAAACAGGCGGCATTGCTGGCTATTGAATAACCAGCTAACCTGAGCCATAGTTGGAACACTGGTGAAGTTACGACGCTGACGAGCGCGCCCGCTAGCGAGTTCTGATCGCTTTAGCGGGCTAACTGTTTGATATGTTCTTCCGTTTTGAAGGCCTCGTGGCAATCCTTCTGGATACAAGATCATGGAGGCGTTCCGTTATCGTCTGCGTATACCAACTCATTATACGCCATAGCCTCAACGCTAGCGGAGTCGGTTCCATTTGGTGAGATCGACGTAATCAGCACTTTGTAGCCAATACCAAATAGCAAGTGTGGCGGCTCGCGATCAAGCGAAGTATCGGGCGGGAAATCCAATCCCGAGATAGACAGATGGAAGTCGTCAATTCTCGTTGCTACATATGGACCAGCACTAGACCCGTCTTGGCGACGAACGTACAAGTAGTGAGGCCCAGAATCTGACCAGTCGAAAGCCTCAGATGACTCAACAACTCCCGCATCATACGAAACCATATAGGCGGATTGCGCATAGCCAGGAACGTCATCGGCCACTTGGACGTAACTCAGATAGCGGCTATTCAGCGCATCAAGTTCGGTAGACCAGTTATATTCCCAGCGGCGATACTTCAAGGCACGACGTTGGCGCATGCCTATCTGCCATGCCTTTGTGCGATTAGTGCAGCCTTCAGCTTTGACCTTTTGGACTCGTGTTGCCGCATCACCCGGCAAGCGACATTCAACCGTCTCAACCTGCCAAGACACGCCGTCAGTGTATTCAACGTCAACACCGTCATAATCATCAGGGCGAACAGCGGTAAATGTGCGCTCTAGTGATTCGGTCATGTTCTGCGGCGTATACATGCTCTCGAAGGCGATACGCGGCTCGTCACGGGCCGGACGAAGCAATCCACGATCAACGGTAAGCTCAGAGAATCCACAGCCAAGGGCATCGTTTATAACGCCTTTAGCTGTGCCATTCGAGTTGGTTGACTGGTCGTAGTGGTCGCCGCGTGACTGCCAGATAGCATCAAGACGATCAAGTTCAGAGTAGTCAATCTCGGAATCCGTGTAACCGACCGACTTTGCGACATAGACAAAGAAAGGCGCAATATCTCGTGTTGCTTGCTCAGGAAACCATAGGCCGCCAGACCGGATTGGAAGTTTGCGCGTGGCTTCGACTGAAACCATAGACTCAGACTGCGCCGAGAGCCTGTCGCCGCCACGGGCATTCATCGACATAACTGTCACGCCTTGGTAGCTAGTAGGTGACGACAATAGGGACCGACAACCGTACCAGACCGCCGAGTCTTGCCACTCACCAGAAACAATAGGGCTGCGACGAATGCGGGCCTCTGCGCGCATCGGATATGGTAGGTCAATGCGGAACGTGTATCCGACGGCATCCAAAGATGCAGCAGTTACGCCGCGAGACTCCACGGTCCATGCACCAGCGATATCCATGTCGCGATATTCGAAATAGTGAGTGGCTGGGATTGCATAGCGCTCGCCATTTTTCGCTCCGAGGCCAACCAGGCCGCCGGGGAAGAAAACGTCCCACTCGATAGCAGTGGCAACTTCGCCGGACGGGCATACTGCAAATGGGCCGCGATATCCGCCCTGAAGGCTTGACTGATCAAGCTCGATAGTCGCAGCAGTAGTTGAAAGAAAGGTGAAGCCAGGAAATCCGGCATCAGTAGATCCAGAAGATGTAAGCCGCTCAACCGTCAACTGCTGCGCGCTGAATACCGTAATCCGATAGCGAAGACCTACAGGACCGATACAGGTTGCGATTGTGCCTAGCGTTAGCGCCGTAACAGGAGTTCCGCCAACGAAGTCTAGCGTCATCTCAGGCGGTGTAGGGCCGACTGCTGGAGTGTAGCTGTTGACCACATACAGGCCGCCATTGACTCCGGCGATCTCGATGTTGTCGCCAGGAGTAGGAGCAAGCATTTCAAGGTTAAACCCGCGAATAATGTCGCGAGATCCGCCACCATCAACGAACTCGTACTGATATGGGATGATGCCTCTAATGATCAGGTTGTCAGTCCAATCTGACGGGAATTCACCCTGACCTAGCGGGATGTTGATATTGAAGGCGTTGAACTGCATGGATGCGGCGACAAAGCTAGGCGTCAGTGCATTGGCAATGGTCAGCTCTAGACCTGATGCACCGTTGGAGCTTGAGCCTACTTCTGTTACATCATTCCACCACAGATGCGCGACATCAGCAGACAAGTCAGCGCCAGAGTCGTAGATGTTGTAGGTGACATCGCCGCCCAGCGAAATAGCCGGAGTGTCGCCAATCAGCACGTCTTCGGCAAGAATCTCATGGTTGCCGACGCCGACGCATAACAGCATCTCTACGCGTTGCTCGCGAGGCGCTGCAAAGTATCGGCGCGGCGGCAGAAGGTAATCAGGATAAACCTTGCGTCGGCCTGCAATCTCTCGCACTGGCGAGTTGATCTTTACCTTGTTGCCCTTAATTAACGCTTCGTTAAGATCTTCGCCATTCTGTGCAGTGGCGTTAACCTTTGGGATCTTCGGGGTAAGGGTCTTGATGGCGACCAGAAACAGCGCTACGAAGAACAGTTCTGTGCCTTTTGGCTCGATTGTAATATCAACTACATCAAGCGCAGTAAATACAGTCAGCGCCCACTCTTCTGGCGGCAGAAGCCAGCCATTCAGTGCAATGCTAATCGGATGAACATCCATATCAGAATAGCTTGGAACATTCTCTGCAAGCCAATCACGCACAGACATTCCGCCAACCGAATATTCTTCGCACGGCTCGTCATTTAGCTTTGATCCGAATACTCTAACGGTCACGGTAATAAATCACTCTTAGGTATTGGGATTCAAAGTCGTGAACTCTCAGCAGGCGCGCACCTTTTTTCGGATTTATCTCAAGCGCATGCAGTCCATTTTCTAGTTCAATTATAACAGCGACGTGGATGCATAATGGACCACGGAAGACGGCGGCGATTGCGCCATCTTCAGGAGCGCACTCTTCCATTGCGGCTGATTCTTGCTGATAGGCGCGGGTGAACTCTTTTGGTTGTGTGTTGCGGATTGCGCCGAATGATGGGAGTAGGCGTTTGCCGCAATGGTAGTGGCGGACTTCGCGGCAAAGACCATAGCAATCGTACCTGTCTGGACCTCTTGCGCCGTCTTCGTAGGTAGCTGACAGGTAATGCGAAATCCATGCACTCATAAGTAGCGTAATCCTGGCGCAAAGTCAGTCGTGTACAATTTTCGCGGCCACGCATAGTTCAAGGCGTCCACAAACCCCGCCTCAATCTGCACAGTAGTCCCTGTAACATTACCGCCCAACACCGTAGCATAAAACGGATTCTCGGATGGCGCGGAAAGATCGGTATCCAAGTAACGCCGGAAAGTCAACCTAATACGCTGCTCACTTTCAATAGCGGTATCAATCAACCGCTGAGCCTGCCCCGTTACGTTATCAATCGCGAAGTTAAGCGACTGACTGCCCTGGTTGCTTTTCTTCGGTAGCGCAATGGCAATAGGGGCCGCCATGAATGCCTTGTATACGACACCATCAAGCCCCAATGTCATGTCTTCGTAACCTTTGACAATGTAGATTGACTCAGCCCACGCAGAGCAGGCGAGTTCGATAGTGTCAATGATTACTTCTGGACCTGCCGATGCGTATACTCGCTCGATTAGAGTACTCAAGTTCCTTGTCTCCGAGTGCCGCTAAGTTGGTTAATCATTCTACCCGTCTTACCGTCGCCCATTCCGTCACCAACAATAACGTCGATCACCCAGCGGCGGTCTGCCTCGCTGAACTTAGCCGAGGCTTTCGCTGAGTCGTTGCCATAGTTGTTCACGTTGACGATTGGAGCCGCGCCTGCACCGCCGCCGCCAGAAGTAGCATCTTTGTTGCTAACAACTTCGCCGCGTGCGTTCGGCATCATGTACTGACGACCATTTGCAGCGTTGAAAATCTCAGGCGCACCGGTTTCGTTTACTCGGTACATGCCGTTTGCTTGGACTGGACCGCCTAGTGCTCGACCGCCAGCAATAGATAGACCGGAGGCGAGAGCGGTAGTCGTGCTGAGAGCGGCGGCAGCTGGGGCGGCGTTAGCGCCAAACGAAGCTAGGGATGCGAATGCAGCAGCAGGCGCCCATGCAGCGGAAGCTACAGAAGCCTGTGCGACAGTTGCGGCAGTGGCAGCAGCAGCAGTTGCCTGGCCAACAGACGCCATCACGATCTGCTGCTTAACCCACTCAACGCCAGCCTGTACGAAAGAACCGATTACGGCATTGAGTACGGTGTTTGCGATATTGCCGAGCGCCTCCTGTAGGCTCATGGTGCCAGACAGAAGTCCTGCTAGAGCCTGGGTTCCTGCCATCCCAAGCGCGTCAAGTCCATCAATAAGCGCCTGATTCTGCGCAGACTGAGCAGCGAATCTCTCAGTTTCAATCTGTAGCATTCGCTCGTTATATGCAGTCTCAGCCTGCTCCTTGAACATTAGATAGTCTTGGTCGCTAAGCATCTTGGCTTGCTTGAGCGTATCCAGGTCTTTTAGTTGTTGCTCAAGACTTTGCTGTGCGCCTGCCGCTGGATCCACCTGCCCAAGCAGCGCTTTGTTAGCCTCGGCCTGATTCAAGTCATACAGCGCGCCAGCCATCTCGCGAACTTGCTGGATCTGCTCTGGCGTGGCGAACTCGTTAAGACTTAGCTCTGCGCGCTGCATTTCCACATCGCGAGCACTCTGTCCGACCGCTGCCAGTTCGGCGCCAAGCTTTGTGTAGACCTCGATGTTTTGTTCGATGCCGCGCTGTTCTTCGGATGCTGCCTTCTTGGCAAGCTTCTCGTTTTCGGTCGTTATCTTCTTGTTGGTCGCGCCTTCCTGCTTGCGTGCGTTTTCGAGGTTGTAGATTTCCGCTGCGAGCTTCTGCGCCTCTGCGATCTCTTCTGGTTTTGCGCCAGGGCCGAGCTTTGCTGCGGCTGCTGCCTTTGCTCGCTCTACACCGACAAGGCGCGTTAGCTCGGCTTCCTCTTTGAGTTTGTCGAGGGCTTTCTGTGAGTCTGATTGCGGTGCGTTTTCTGGCGCCGTGATCTTTAGTTTGTCGCTCTCAGCCTTCTGCTGGGCGACCTTTCGATCTTGAATCGCCTTGATCTCGGCGTTGTAGCCGTCAATGCGTTTTTGTGTGGCAGCGGCAGTTTCTTTCAGTCCGAATTTAACCTGGGTGGCATATTGCTGCTCAGCTGCTGCGCGCTCAGTAACAAGCTTTGCGAGTTGCTGCTGGTCATCAAGCTGCCCAGACGACAGTCGAATACCTTTAGCCACAGCATCCAGAGCCTTGGCGAGCGCCACAGACGCGCCAGTTGCCTGGTCAATCTTGGATATTGCCACGCCCATAGCATTGACAATTGAGTTTCCTGCGTCTGCCGCAGAACGCGGAACATTCTTGAACTCAGCGTTAACCTTGCCGGTCTGTTCCTGAATCGCTACAAGAACGCGATCAATCGTCAGCTTCCCGTCAAGCATCTGCTGACGAAGCTCGTTAAACGGAATGCCAAGGCCGTCAGCAATCTTTCGCCCAAGCTCTGGCATCTGCTCAATGATGCTGTTGAACTCTTCGGCTCGAAGCGTGCCGCCTGCCACAGCCTGAGAGAACTGACGCAATGCCGAACTGATCTCTTCAGCGCTAGACCCGCCAATCTTGCCGATCTTCTGGAGCGTGTCGGTCAGGCTCAGTACTTGATCTCGAGTAACGCCCAGGCTAGTCAGCGAAGCCGTCAGGCTTTCCCACAGCTTAATGGTGGTCGTTAAGTCTGATCCACCAGCGGACGAGATTTGGATTAGTGCCGCATAGTTTGTTTTGGCATCTGCCGCACTTGCGGACAGGCGCTTAACCCGAGACTCAAGCAGAGTGAATTGCTCGCTGAGCTTTTGCAGATTCATCAGCGCTTGAACCGAGATTATCCCGGCGATGGCGCCAGCCAACGGAGTCAGCGCAGTGCCAAACTTGGACGCCTCACCACTCGCGGTAGACATGCTCTTGCCGAGAGTGCCCATGCTCTTTGATGAACCGGCAGCGGCCTTGTCAGTCTTATTGAATCCCGACTGCAAGCCGTCAAGACTCTTGTTGACCTGCTGTGATCCGGTTAATACATCTGCCGTTTCGATCTCAACCTGGTATTGGATGGCGCCCGCGTTGATAGTCATTTCTTCACCTGATACTGACGCAATCTGTTAATTTCTGCGAGGCGCAACATTGCTTCGTCATGCTCTTCTGCTGGCGGAAGAGTTTCTGGCTTGCCGAACTTCGATTGCATGGCGCCAGAAAACTCGGTCATGGTCATCTGCCACGCTTCGGCACTGGACAGACCGAGATGAGCAGTTGCTTGCGCGACAAATTCACGAGCGTTGAATTCTTTGGAATACTCTTCCTTCTTCTGGCCTTTGATTGGTCGACCTTCAGGCTTTAGCCCGACGACGCCGTGTCGCATAAGGGAGCGAGCTAGATGCACCATGTCCTGTGCAGGGATGGCGCCAGGAACGAACGATCCCCACTTGCTACCCATATGACCAAGAAGCGGCGTCACATCATCCGCACAGCAAGCCACAAGCACGTCATATGCTGTAGCCATGAGTTCTCGCTCCCATGCCCTGTACGAGCTTTTAGGCCATATAGGGTTGAGCTTTGGCGCAGAGAAAAGGATTGCGAATTTGTTGACGATTTCGGCAGGAGAGCCGAGAGAGTCTATTGCGGACAAAGAGGGCCGAAACAGGTAATCTTGGTCGCCCAAGCTGCACCCTATTTCACCGACAGATGTTATCGCTCGCATGGTTTGCGCCCAAGAATAATTGAATTATTTTAACACGAGGCCTTGACGCGCCATGTTGCACAGATATACTCGGCCTAACTCAAACGAATTTAAGGATTGACAATGCTTACCTTGATGCTCGTGCTTGGCCTTTGCTCTGACGTTGGATGCGATTACATCGATCTGACTAGTCGCGAATCAGTGGTTAGCGACCGTGATTGCTTCGAGAAAGCCGAGGCGTACAACAATTACAATCGTTCGATTGGAGAAGATCCGCGCTTTGCCTGCCTGGAGCCTGCCAAGTATTTCGCTCTGGCAAAGAAAGAAATCTAAGGCAATAAAAAAGCCCCTTTCGGAGCTTCTTTATTTGTAGCGATGTTACACGGTAACGGTAACTGTCGAGGTATCGGTCTTGCTTGGATCGCTAACCGACGTCGCGGTGATTACGACACTACCAGCAGCCACGCCAGTAACAACACCAGTAGAGCTAACAGTTGCAGTCGCAGGAGTAGCGCTAGACCATGTTACGGCCTGCACAGCAGCAGCGGGAGCCACAGTCGCGAGCAGGTTGGTAACGTTGCCAATCTGAACCGTTGCAGTCGCAGGAGTAACGTTGACGGCGGTTACGGGGATCGGGGTATCTTCAACCAGCACGCTATCCAAGCCGCCAGGACGAGCAGTTGCGCTTGCAGTCATGGAGTAGGTAGCCACGTCGTCATACGGAAATTCTTGGCTGAACTCGGTCAGCACGCAGAAGCCGATAACGGTGTTGATCGGGCCGGTCAGACGAATCCACACATACGGCTGCGGGTCGGTGACGAAATGGTTAAAGAGAAGCTGCTGGTTAACAGTGGTGCCGTCATCGCGAGCAGTTACGCCGTCGATAGCCACTTCGAAGGTTTTGTAGGTGATCAGGGTGTCGCGGAAGCTGCCAGCCGAATCGTCAGCGGTTGCGTCAACAGTGTCAGCGCTCATAGTCAGCGACTTGTTGCGTGCAGCGCCCAGCGGCAACCATGTAAGCGACATCGGATCTACATCGCCGCAAGCGAGAGCGAATTCCGCAAGGACGCTCTTACCTACGAATTTTGAACTTGCGCAATTAAGGGCCACAAGGCACCTCCGTTAAAGTTTGAAAGTACCGCCCAAAACGAGCAGATACGGATAGTTTAACATGCCAGCTCGAAGTTAATTTCTAGCCACGGTCTGTTGGTTTCTGTGTAGTACGGCCCTTGAATACTTCCCAGCGGGCGAATATTGAACATGCAGCTAGTTGAGAAGTGTTCGATAGCAGTATCGATAAGCAACTGAGCGAACAGTTCAGTCGGTTCTACGTCTCCAAGCGCTCTACCATTAGCTCTGCCGGTCACGATTACGCGGATAGCTGGATACTCAACGTCACCATTTGGCGAGCGGCCAGAGTTCGACCAGACGGCTACGAACTTATTACCAGCATTGTTGGCCTCTTCCCACATCCCCTTGCTTAACTTGTAGCCGGCAGTCGAAACGTAAGCCTCTAGCCAGTCGCGGAATAGATTGATTGGTGTGTGGCTCATTAGATTTTCATGCGCCTTTTGATTACAGCATCAATGTCGGCGCGAGCATCTGGATCTTCAAATGCTCTACGCAAGAATTCTGGCTCAGCATCCGGATCCCAAACGTTACCGCGTGAAGGATCTGATTTAGAGCGTGGCGTGCTTGTCCCGAGAAGCGTACCAGGCTTGTCATGAACTGCTGCTGCATAGGCCGCTGTATATCCCATGATTCCCTTAACCTTTGTTCCGGATGTTTCTACTCTACGGAACTGACTGCCGATCAAATTACCGGTATCGATTGGCGTCATGGTGGCGGCGAATCCAGACGCGACGATAAGAACCTCAAGCAGCGCTCTCTCTGTAAGAGTCCCGCTAATATTGGCCAGCTCCTTTTTAAGCTGCTGCCTTACCTCCTTCAACCCCTTAACCGGCATCAAACAGTCTCCAAATCATACTCATCCTCATACCCAAACGCCGACATGCCATGACGAGCAATCTTGCGGATCTCTGCGGCTGATACGGCATCCCATGCTTGAGCGGTTGTATCTCCGTATGCGATGCGGTCCAAGTAAGCGGGTCGAGTGTCGCCCGTGTAATACACGTCACGAGTCACGAATTCAGCGCCTTCCTTGTCCCGTGATTGCCGCGATACGCCTTCGTGACCGCAAAGGATTGTGTAGGGGGTTCCATATGTGACGCCGCCGCCCCAGTCGCCTTCTGCGAGCCTTGGGTAGATAGTCGCGGTGTCGATCATGTACCACGCTGACATGAAGGCCATATTACGACTCCATCATCATGTAATACGGATTGGCATCAGGCCAGCCGTATAGCGTTAAGTCTTTATTCCACTGGCTATCTTGGTGCGGCATCCATCTAGCTTGTCTAGCCTCTGGAAACCAACCGAGATTACCGAAATCAGCCTTGCGCAAAGCTTTGACGCGGCCAGCAATGCCAATTCGACTCCAGCGCCTGCATTCACGATTACTAGCCATCAGCAGCACTTCCCGCCAGTGGATACCCAAAGGCCGGCAGTCGGTCCAGGCATTGCAGGTACCACGGAATCAGTACAGCCGGAAGTGTCCAGCAGGTTCAGCGCATTCAGCATCCCGCGATACTTGTCTTGCAGATTATTGTAGCGGAAGGACTGAGATGCGCCGGACGGTGCGGTTTGGCTTGAGATGTACTTGTCTCCGGCCACGATGCCGTACAGGCTTAGCAGGTAGAGATAGATCAGCATCTGAACGGATGCAGGGTAGCCTGCGCCATCAAGGCACGGTTGAATCACGGCTACGATATCCATCCAGGCGATAAGGACGAAGTCCGGTGGCAAGGGTACGCCAATGGAGGTCAGGAATTCCTTAAGCTGCTCTAACGTCGGCATTTTCGCCACCTGAAAATAGTTTGGCCTATTTTAGCATGAGGGGTTGACGGCATAGGTGCAGCAGGATAATACTTGCTTGTGACAATTCCGGAGCATAACAAATGAAACGATTTTTGCTTTTCTCAGGCCAGACGTATTACGCAGCTGGTGGTGCTTTTGACTTCGATAAGCCGTTCGATACTATCGCAGAGGCCGAAAGCGAAGCTAAGCGGATGGCCGAAGCCTTCACGGTAGACTGGTGGCATGTCTACGATTCTGAAGAGCGCTGCATCGTAGCTCAGAGCGAAACGCGAGCCCAGCAGTAAAACAAAGCCCTCCAAGTGAGGGCTTTTTTACGCCTACGATTTAAGCAAGCGGCAGGTCTGTCCCACCCTCATAAAAATCAAGGAAGTATTGCGCCCTAGCGTTACCTGTGCCAGTGTTCGTGATGACCACAAGGAATTCAGAGTTAGCCGGAAGTACGCGCTCGCGACCAAGCGGAATCGAGTCAACGTTCTGTCGCTGCGGATCATTAGCGCCACCGAAGAAATGCTCTGGATCACCGTGGTCAAACTGCGTTCCGTTGGTGGTGGTAGTCACGTTCTTCTTGGCCTGCACGGTGGTGGCTACGGGATTGACACCGTTGTAGTTGTGAACAATCAAATCTGTGCCGCCAGTAACGCCGGTAGGCGCGACGAACAACTCAATCTTCATCTCTTCAGCCAGGTATTGGAACTGACGAAGCTTGGCCAATACAGGCTTTGCGTTCGTCTTGAACCATAGCTTACGAGCTGTGCCGGTGGGGATCAGATCAAGAAGAGGCCAGACGGCGCGAATGTTGTACTGAACACCGTTCTTTACGTTTGCCTCGGTATACGGCTGGACGGTGATCGCACGCAGACCAGAGAACGCCCCGGAAGGAATGCCAGAGCGCGCATCATCGCCACGCCAGATAACCACACGAGCAGTAACCGCGTTCGTGCCAGCTAGCGACACACGCAGGCGACCACACGGCCCATCGAATGACCATTGCCCGCTCGCGGACTGATAGACCACCTTAAAGTTCTCGCCAGTCAACGTCGGGCTAACACTAATCGTCGCAACACCGGTCGGCGTAATCTCTACCCCGCCAGCGTCATAATACTGAATCGAGGCCAGTCCCGAGTCATAGTCAAGGCTCATCAGCACGGATTCCAAGACTCCGCGCTGCATTTCGTAGATCATTGCCATTCGTCGGGCGCTCGCTTAAATGTAGGAATTATTTTAACATCATGCTTGCATTAGATTGGATCCGAGGCTAGAGTTCATTTCAGGCAAGGCAAACCAACAGAAAGGAAACGGAAATGCAATTCACAGCAGCCATCGTAGTTCTGGTAATGATCGCTTCATGGTTTACGCATATCATCGTATGCCTGAAAGCAGCAAGCTGGGGCTTCCTGATTGCCGGCGCAATCTTCTTCCCAGTGGCAGTAGTTCACGGCGTAGGCATCTGGTTCGGCGCATTCTAAAGGAGCAACAAATGAACTTCACCGTAAAACACCAATCAGGCCGATACGACATCGTTAGCGACAAGATGCTGATCGACAGCTTTGATGATGAAGACGAGGCTCAGGCAGAAGCAAAACGCCTGAATGACGAATACGAACGAGTCCTGAGCTTTCTTTAGTCAGCCAAAAAACCATCACTAATTAGCAGGTGAAATAATTGAGGTATAGCTGTCCAAAATGCGGTATGTCGCACAATGATGGAGAGTCAAATTTCGATATCTTTGTTCTTTGCCGATATTGCGATCCAGTTTTACCGGTAAAGCCCACCAACCAGCCGAGGATACGAACATGTTATGGCTCATTGTTCTGCTTGTATTGATCTAAAAGAAAGGCCCCAATTTAGGGGCCTTTTTTCATTCCTTCGGCGGCCTACCCGGCCCGCGCTTTGGGGTTGCGACCTCTAAAACCCTCTCAGGCTCTACCTCAATGGCCTTGTTAACAAGCGTTGGCGGCATAGACTCATGCTTTACTCGCGTGCCAATCTCAAGCTCTAGGCCATCAATCAGAACGCCGGGCTGCGTAATCTGAAACTCTTTCATTTTTCCACCTGAATAAAAAGGGGCCCGCTAAGGCCCCTATTTTAAACCAAAGGATTAGCCCTTGGTGAAGTGCGCGGTCCCGCCCTTGCCCGAGTAATCGCGCTTGAACTGTGGCGCTACTGCGGTCATGATCTGGAAGCTGTACTCGTCGGTGAAGTTTTTACGTTCAATCGGCATAGTGGTAACAGGCATCGCGGTCAGGATCTCAACCACACGACGTTCTTTCACAACGGCGAGGATTTCGTTTACTGGAACAGCGGTGGATGGGACGATTGCAACTACGCCAGGAATTGCCATCAGGCGAGCCAAGATGGTGTTCTGAGGCGCAGCAGTCACATAGTCGGCTACGGATGCAGCGAACCAGTCGCCGTAGTTCAGGTAGATGGTAGCGCCACCGTAGTAGTTGTTCGCTTGCAGGCCGAGCAATACTTTGGTGATAGCCGAAACCCACTGAGCGCCGGTAGCGGTTACGAGGTCGAATGCACCGAACAGGCCAGTGGCGCGACCAGGGGCAGTACGCAGGCCGTAGATCTGGTTACCGGCAACGTTGTACTTAGTGTCGCCGTTGATTACCAAGTCTTCCAGCTTCTCAACGATGCGGCGGTTGCCGTTGTCGCGAGTAGCCGCATCCAGATACTGCCAGCCACCGTCTTGACGAGCAGCTTCTACATCGCGCCAGCCGAAGGTAAAGGTGGTGTCGTAGATCGGCAGCGGGGTGCCTTCGTAATCGATGACTGGAGCGTCTGCTTTCGCACGGCTACGACCATCAATAGAGCTGTTTACTTCGCCTTGGTCGCTGACCTTGGAGAAGTATTGCAGCACCTTACCGATTGGCACGTTGCGTTGCAGGCTGGACAGGTCGTTGAACACGCCAAGCTGTGCACGCTGCAAGGTGATCAGGTCTTTGTCGTACTCCGCCCAAGCATCGCGAGGGATGGTGTAGGCGTTACCGATCATCTCGCCTTCGCTATCTCGTGCGAGGCGTTCTTGACGGGCGTTATGCGCACGACGCTTGCCAATTACGGCAGCCTCCTGCTCTTTGTTAAAAGTCAAAATAGGCATTATGCAGGCACCACGTAGGAGTTAGCGAGAATGCGAATGTCACCGAGGCCGTTCGCAGCGATTGCGCGTGAGGCCGCTTCGTCGAACACAGCTACAGCGACTTCACCGGTTACGGCTGCTTTGAACTGGCCGGCAACGATGCTCAGGACTGCGCCTGGAGCGTAGGTGGCAGCAGCAAAGCGCACGTTGAATTCGTACTGAGGAACCGGCTTGAATGCTTCACCAGTTTCGCCAGCAGGGATCGCGGTATCCACGGTTTCGCCGATGTAGGCGCGGTTGTGGGTGATAAAGAAGTCAACCTTCGAAGTGGCAGCCAATACGAACTGGCCGGCAGTAATCGAAACAGCCAAGCCGGGCAAGGTCGAAGCGGTGAACTTCAGAGTGCGCGAATCAGGCTGTGCCAAATGCACAGGACCACGCCAGATAACGTTAGCCATTATTTGGCCTCCTGATCAGCGGAGTTCAGGCTGTAGCCTTCGAACTCGTCTTTT